TGATCGCTGCATTGACATGCTTCTTACGATGAAAGAAATTGAAAAAGCAGTTGCCAGAGCAGAAGATTCAAAAAATGCAGACAAAATTCCATCCGACTGTTGTACATGTTGGCCTATTGATAAACCCCCAAAGTGTAAGTTTTGGGATCGTATAATGTTTAAGTGTCCAGAAGATAAGGAGTAATTATTATGGCAGTGAAAATTGTTCGTCTAATGAGTGGTGAAGAGATTATCGCAAGCATTGAGGAAACTAAAACCTCAGTGACTCTTAAAGATCCTTCGGTTCTAATTCCATCCCCCGAAGGAAAGTTGCTCTTGGCAAAATGGTTGCCATACGCTAATGTTGAGGATGGAATTGATCTATTAAAGTCCCATGTAGTGTTCATGGTTGACGCACAAAAGGATCTTGAAGACCATTACACAAATGTTGTTGTAAATAATCTGGTAATTCCTGGTAAAAAGGTAATTGATCCTTCAGCAAACCTTAAGTTGTCAGTCTGACAGGCTTGACATGGATACCCATTTGTGGTACAATGGGTATATATCCCTGTAGCTCAGTTGGATAGAGCAACAGCCTTCTAAGCTGTGGGTCAGAGGTTCGAGCCCTCTCAGGGATGCTTGGAGGTTTACAATGTCAATCAAAACATATAATGTGTTTAATACAATTCGTGTTAGTCCCCCGTTTCTCAGAAGAATGAAAGGAAAAAATATGTCAAAGATTACAAATTTATTCGTTAATGTTCTAGGGTGGGTTGGCGTTCTTACTCATGTCTTTGTGTTTTTCGCTGGCAAGAATCTTGCTCCTCGCACTGGAGATATGTTTGAACTGTTTGGTTCTCTCTGCTTCGGAGTCGGTGTGCTTGTTTATATCGCACTCAGCAAGACCGAAGCAGAATTCAAGCGTGAGCGTGACGATCTCTATCGTGAGTGGGATGCTTGCTATCGTTACATTGATGATGGTCTACGAGAAGTTCGTGATGATGTAGAGAGACTAAATCATGTGTCTCAGTGCTGCAATGTGAAGAACTCACGAAAGTGAGAAATAATATACATAAAGGTGAATGATTCAAGTCACATACCTCTACTCTTTTATTGAGTTTAGTGGCAAACCTAAAAGATTTTTAGAATCAAAACCTGAATGTAAAATACGGGGTTACGGTGTCTCAACAGATGCCGTAACCCTTTCTGTTTGGTATGAGAATACCCAAGCATTTAATGTCATAAACAAAAGTCTTCAGGACCGATTCGGTATCGTTCCTCAAGATGTCAAGTTTGTTTAGGAGGACGCCATGAAGTTATTTAAAGTCAAGGCAGAGCAAGTCATTTTCCACACCATCAATATTCTAGCAAATGACGAAAATGAGGCAACCTCTAGAGCAAACGAATTGATACAAAATAGAAAAGCATTCTCCACTAGTCAGGAAATTCAAATCACTGATGTCAGTGCTTCAGATCCTAGATTGGAAGCTGCTTAAAAATTTCTGCCGTAGAATTTAGTTCTACTGATCGTGTTGTTGATATTCACCACGGCATCTGCCAAGGTGTTGGTGATTTGAACCAGATTATCAGTTGTGGTAGTCTGCACAGCAGTACTTGTCTCTGGTGTGGAGCAGAATGTGCCTAGAGTAAGTTCTGTAGTTACACCTTTTACGGTGCTAGATCTTGCTCTACACTGTGAGAGTGTGTGGTTGTTATTACATGAAACAATCACTCCACCAGAGTATTCTATACAAGCACCAACATCTCTTTCTTCTGTGTTGGGAGTAGTTGTGTACTTATCAACAACTGAAACATATACTTCAATCTTGATTTTTTGATTTGTATAATCTACTTCTTCCAATACTCCCTGAATCTCTATAAACTCGTTTCCTTCAGAATCAACTTCTAGTTTCAAGACCTTCAGAGGAACAGTATCAGAACTTATTCTAATATAGTCCCCCACCTTCACTCCAAGATAGTTGAATGAATTCTTTGTGTTCTTTCCTAATTTGTTTTTAATTAGAGTTTTGTTTTCGTCTGGTGTCTTAAGCGAAGGAACACTTAGATATGGAATCTGTTCAAAGTTTAATTTGTTGTACTTCGTGATACCACTGTACAGACTTTCAACTGTGGTGACATCCGCCTGTATGACTCCATTGAAATAACTTCTATACACATATGTTCCAGACACATCTGCTGAAAAATCAAAATTTGGATCCTTATAATAACCATTTGTTATTGTAAGTGTCGTACCAGTTGTAATTTGATCAAAGAATTCCTTTGTTGCTTTTTCGGCATCAGAATTTGTCTGATTGCTGTAGTCTATTAGGCACTTGGTGTTGTTAGTGTGAAATAAAAATGTAGGTGTAGCAACGATGCCTCTCTTTAGACTTAGTGTTTCTGGTTTTGCTCTTTCTATGCTGATTCCATACAGCAAAGAATATCTAACCAATACCAGTTTTTCTTTTTCTGTTTGTTTAAGAGAGGATGTCGTTTTATTTCTTATCATGTTGCGATATATGCTAGAGTTGCTGATCCCGCAGATGTTCTAACAAATATAGATCCAAGAGTACTGACTTCAAGGAATAGAGTTTCGCCAGGACTCAAGACATAACCATTGGTCGTTGTCAATGCGAGTGAATTTCCGACGTAAATGTCAGTCGTGTTTGTTGCCAATGATTTGATTGTAACACCAGATTTCAGACCTGTTTGATTTCCAAGAATGGAAGTATTTGAAGTGACTGTGACTTGAGAATGTGAAATTCTATTTGCTCTTGCGATAGAATTTACAATTACTCTTGCTCCATCACCACCTGTGTTGATGAGGTTAAGAATATCAAGCGCATATCCTGCATTTGTCGCAACAGTTCCGATGTTGGTCTTGAGTGATTCAATCTCATCAATGATATCCGTATCATCAATTGAAACTGTTCCAGAGACACCAACGGGAACCGCAGTATATGCTCCAATTTCTACAGCACCTCCTGCGAGACTTCCTTGAATAGTGACTGGTGTTCCACCAGAAAGACCTTGAACCCTTAGAGCATTATCTGCTGCGTCGTTGGTCACTCCAACTGTTGATGAAAGTGAAACCGAGAAAGTAAATCCAGCATTTGTGACTGCTACCTTGAGTGCGTCTCCAGATATTCCAAGAGGAGTTCCTGCTACATTAAGATTCGCTTCAATGTACGTTGATCCACCAGGACCATATACAGAAACAGAATCATCAGCAGCAACTAATTGGAATCCACCACTAATTCCTACGTCACCATAAACATAAACACTATCGGTGGACGAATCTAAATGTCTTCCACCAGTAATAGCAATTGCGGTTGCTCCACTGATTCCATAGACGCCTACATTATTGGTGACAGAAACTGATCCAGAGACTGCGACGGCCTGACCACCAGAGATGCCTTGAATTGATCCAGTAATTCCAACAGGAGCATCTGTAGAGAAAGTAGAACCCTTTACGATCAAAGGAATGGTTGGATTTGTGCGAACATAGAAATCACCAGTACCAGAAATCGTTCCACTGATGGGAATCGTAGTGCCAGTGATGCCGTATATCTTTACAGGGAATGGATATGTCTCACTTGCTCTATATGTGGTGCTATCGTCACCCCAAGAAACCTTTGCGATCTGAGCATGAGCAAGACTAAATCCAGTTCCACTTGTACCATAATCAGTGGCAAGAATAGCAGTTCCAGATGCTATTGTGATTTCAATGTTGTCGGCAGTATATGGCATATATTATTCCCTTTATTCTTATATATAGTGTAGAGATTGACAGTGTTTATAACCATGGTATAATGAGTTTATGATATTCAACATTACCCGAGAAGAATTCTCTAAGAGAATTGAAAATTATGTGAGAGACAAGAATTCATCATACATGGACGCTGTTATTTATTATTTTGAAGAGTATTCGTATGATTTTTCTCTTGCCCCAAAACTTTTAACCAGACCACTGCTTGAAAAGATTGAGCAAGAGGGTAGAGATTTAAATCTTTTACCAAGAATTAAGAACAAATTGCCTCTGGGTTGACAGGCAATATTACACATGGTATACTTCAGGGGTGGGGAGTTCCCACCGTCAAGTAAAAGTCCAAGGGAGATCCTTGGGGAAAGTAGGCAGTATGGGTTTTAGCGATCTTAAGAAGAAGTCCAAAGCAGGAATTGAAGATCTCATCAAGAAGATGGATGATCAGACAAAGGCAAAGGACTACAAGGATGATCGTTTCTGGCGTCCAGAGCAGGATAAGTCAGGAAACGGATTTGCGATCATTCGTTTTCTTCCTCCAGTTGACGGGGAAGACGTACCTTGGGTAAAGGTATACAATCATGCGTTTCAGGGACCAGGTGGTTGGTACATTGAGAATTCTCTCACGACTCTTGGTCAGAAGGATCCAGTTGGTGAACTCAATAACATGCTCTGGAATTCAGGTCTAGAGTCAGATAAGGATCTTGCCCGTGTTCGTAAGCGTAAACTCACTTACATCTCTAACATCTACGTTGTTTCGGATCCTGCGAATCCTCAAAACGAAGGTAAGGTCTTTCTCTATAAATACGGAACCAAGATCTTTGAGAAGATTCAGGAGGTCATGAAGCCTGAGTTCCAAGACGAGGAACCAGTCAATCCGTTTGATTTCTGGAAGGGTGCTAACTTCCGCATCAAGATTCGCAAGGTTGGTGGTTACACCAACTACGACGCATCAAAGTTTGATTCAATGACTCCTCTCTCTGGAGATGATGCTCAACTCGAACGAATCTGGAAGTCGCAACATGCTCTTCTTCCATTCCTTGATTCTTCAAACTTCAAGTCGTATGAAGAACTGAAGGCAAGAATGCAAGAGGTTCTTGGTGGAGATATTCGTGGTGGTGCTCCTACAAATCAGAAGACTGCTGAAGACATCGCAGAAGAACTGGTGGAAAAGAAGCCTACTCTCAAGCAAAAGAAACCAGTTGAAGATGATGTTGAAGATGAATCCGATGCACTCAGTTACTTTCAGCGACTTGCTGAAGACTGATTAACAAACTTTCTCTCCTTTACCCTAGAACAGTCCTCCATATTGGGGGACTGTTCATTTTATTAATGAGTATACCAATTGTGTTGGCACTCATGGAACTTTTATTGATATTGGATGTTTTATGAGGTGATGTGTTGTCTGAAATTTTTTCAAACATCGGAGTATCAAATACAGCATCCATTGTGCTATAGTTTTGAATTGAATTTGTTTTTTCATTATTTAAATCTCTATTTTCTCCTTCAATTCGTTCCAATTCCATCAAACGAGTTTCAATTGACTGCACCTTCTCGCTCGGAGAAGTATTAATTATATCTCGTTGTCCATTGGAAAATTGTGGATTTGGATTTGCATCCATTCTTTCTAGGGGTTTGTATGATGCCCTGTTTTCCACCACCACCGTTGAATAGTTTCCCACAAATTGTTGTTGAGAATTTGTGGACATTGATGCCACATTTGTCATATTATTTTGATTTTGATTATTTGTATAATTGTAAGAATTTGTGAAATTGGATACTGAGGAATTGCCATCTCCAATAGATTGATAAGAGTTGTTATTTGTTGATTGTATAATTGATGAATCTGATTGATTTTCAAAAGAATTGCCATCTCCAATAGATTGATAAGAGTTGTTATTTGTTGATTGTATAATTGATGAATCTGATTGATTTGTCAGATTTGTTATATTGCTATTATTTGTAATGTTTTCGCTGCTGTTGGATTGAATGTTAACATTATCAGAAGACAGTTGTGGTATCTGTTGATTTGAGATATTTTCAATTTTAGGATTGGTTATTATAGTAGTTGAACTTTCATTTCCATTTATGACATTATTTTCAAATGAACTCATTGATGGTGGTGTTTGAGATAAATTTGAATTAAAATTAGTAATATTAGAATTAGTAATATTTGTCACTGGAGCAGAGACTGAAGAAGAATTTATTGATATATTTTCACTTGGACTGTATGAATTATTTGATATTAAATTAGTATTTTCTATTTTTAAGTTTGATTGATAATTTTTTTTTAAATCCAATGGATCTGTAATCTTTTCGGTATTTAAGAAATTATTAATTTCCTTTCCTATGTTATTGTAGTTCTTACTTACACCCTGACCCGCATTAGCAATGTTTAAACTTAAATTTACATTATTATTGATGACCGACTGAGTAGCATCCGTGACGTTTTCTATGGATGGTATTGGAGAAGTATCGGCGGATAATGAAGTTATAACGTTAGGAGCAATGGACATCATGTTGGAACTGAAAAGAGATCCTAGTTCTTCATTTGCCATTGTCTTGTTATCTTCTGCCATAACTTCTACTTTCTACAGCAGCTTGCTGTGATTTTAAATTCTGCTCTTCTACATACTGCCTCAGTTGATCCACATACAAATCTCTTTCCCAGGGTATCATATTTTCAATATATTCCAAAGATTGATTGTGTACATACCCAAGATCAAAGTTCATTTTAAGAACTATGTTCAGATTTGTGTGGCTGAGGCAGACTGAAAAAAATCACGAATTCCCTTTAATTTAATTTTTCTAGAAACTTCATCCGATGTTTGATACTCTACTTCGGTTTCAATTCTTGGCATAGTCTTGAAAAATTCAATCAACTTATTGAATTGTGTTTTTGTGAGACTGTCTACTATTTCTGTTAGATTTTCTTTTGAATAATCCTTGGCAATGATGAGTTCATCTTTCGTCTCTATACTTTCAATACACGTCAATAGTAAGTTGTAGTAATCTAAATTTTCGTTATCTATGATGTCATCCAATGATGGGTATCTCATTTTGACTTTAATTGTAGGGTCAATAAGAATTTCACATTTATGGTCTTTTGAATATACTGGTTCTATATCATCAAGATTTATTTCTTTTGTTATCTTTTCTTTAGTTTCTGGACATATGAAAGTAAGTTCTACTGTCTCATTTACTGATTTTGATCTTAGTTTTAAGAACAAGTATTCTATATCAAAGAATGGATATTCTGATGACGGTCTGTCCAAGTCAAAGCAAGAGTCAATCACGTTTGTCAGTGTGTTCAACATTTCCTCATACGATGCTGTAGAATTTGCGATCAAAAGTACTTTCTCTTCCTTCACAGTGAATGGTCTGAATTTAAGTTTTTTCTTCGTGGAAGGAAGAGAGACGGAATACTTTGGCAAGGCACTTTGCAATTGTTTCAATAATTTATTCATATTAACCTCATTTATACTGTAGAACTAAAATTGTCATATTCATATGTGTTGTATTCAAACGTTACATTAAATGTGGGATAAGAAGAACCGTCAGCACCCACAGTAATTTGACTTAAACTGGAAGGATATGCTTCTTTGAGAACCACACTTGTATTTGTGATATTATGATCATCGCTTGCTAGAAATCTGACTTGTATAGTACCGACATTTTCATATTTTAAATAATCATTATACTGGTTATCCGATTGATTGGTACTTCCCACAGAAGTATTGTCTTGGTTTTTGATCACATGGTTCATCCATTTTTCTAGAAACGATCTTTCACCCCAGTCCTGGTATATTATGAATGTCATGCTACAGTCAGAATATACTCTCTTGATTGGTATTTTTCTATTTGGTCCCCAGATATCATGTTCATAGAATTTGTAGGTTCTACCAGGAAGAACAACATTCAATGGATAGCAGGATATAGATTCGCCATATCCAGTGACCATTACCACCTCGTACTTGCCAGCAATTTGTGGTCCTTTTCTTTGGACTACAGTTTGTCTAAACTCGTTGAGTGTTTTTGCGATACCTAAATTATTTGTCCGAGGCATTGAATAACTCTTTCTCTGTTAGAATGACAAATTTCCATGAATGTTTTTCGCAAAACTCTTTTGCTGCTTCCCACTTACTTTTATTTATCTCAAATGTAATATTTTCATTGATCATTGATTTTTTGCTTTTTCTTTTTCCAGTCTTTGGTTTTTGTGTCTGCTTGAAAGGTTTGATCTCAACCAATAGTGTTTCAATTTCTCCCTTTTTGTTCTTCTTCTCTACGATAAAATCTGGTATGTAGAAATGTGGTTGTCTGTCAACTGGAGAAATATATGGTATTTTTAGAGTTTCAAATGACCAACGAATGACATTTACGTTTTCGTCCAGGAACTTACAAAATTTACGTTCCCAGAGAGAACGACATATTATCTTATTACAATCACCTATATATTTTGTAGTGTTAGTTGGTAAAAAACGAGTCTTATATGCCATGCTAATAATATCTAGGAGAGAAAATGGCATCCCCCTTTGAATTCACGGAATCAACTCAATCATTTTTGTTTCCAACCCTAGAAAGTCTAAAATCAAAAATTCCACTATGGATGAGATTTTATGCGTTTTCCTACACACAAAATGCTCTGAATAGATTCGAGGCATCCAAACGAGGTGCTGGTGAATTCAACATACCAACCCTGAGTAACATGCTTTTGAATATTGTCGTCCCAGCACAAATATCATTCATAAGTACCACTGCTCCAGAGTTTAAGAAAAAATTTACAGATGCCGTGACATCTACTCCTTCTTTGTTTGGATTAGGAGGAATTAAACAAAGTTTTGATGATTTTATAGGAAATATAGGATCTTATATTCAAGAAAAAGGAGAAATTATTAGTGAAGAGATGGGATATGGTTCTTCTATGCCAGAACCAGATATGTATGATTTGACATTTGCTGGTGGTGGTCCATCAAGATCTTTTAACGTGACGGTAAATCTACCCTGTTTTACATCAAGTGATTCAAAAATGGCAGCAGATATAGCAAATGCATTTGAAGCATATTCGCTTCCAACAGGAACTTCTTGGGGAAATATAGCGAACACCAAATTTTATCACCCACCTCTTTGGTCGTTTGGAAACAGCGTTTCTCTGAATAGCACGCAGATCAATAAGGCATGGACGGGTCAACCTCAACTTTCTGTATTAACCGTTGTGAAGACCAAGAGAATACCACTAGAAAGCAGCAGTGTGGTAGGTGTTGGTAACGATATAGATCCAATGGTATATTCGATATCACTCGCATTCACAGAACTTGAACCATCTGTTCGTCTTCGTGGTTCTCAAATCACTAGCAGATCTGGACTTATTGCTGCTGGCAGATCTCAAACACTAGGATTACGATAATGCTATTCAGCAATTTAGAAACAATTCCTTACAATCTTAATGGTAAACAAGTTACCATATTGGATATTTTTAGAAATATTTCCATTCAAGATGTTTCTGGAAATGCGTTTGAAGACTATTTTGTACAAGAGGGAGAGACACCAGAATCGGTTTCTTTTAAGTTTTATGGTGTTCCTGGGTTTTCATGGTTGGTCATGATGTGTAATAACTTTGCGGATATCAATAATGAATGGTATCCAACTGCTCAGAAATACGAAGCATCTCTTCAGAGAGATTATGGAGGAGATGCGTACTATATTGCTAATCTGCCAGACATACAAGAAGGAGATATCATCATAAAGGTAGATGGTACAAGTGATCTGACTACTACCAGTGTTGATGTTGATCATTATCGTCAAATTGTCAGTTTTGATAAGAATTTAAGAAAAATAAGAGGAATATCTGGTGCTGGAGAAATCAGTACTGGAGATCTTGTGGCATTTGCCAGAAAACTTCCTAACGGAGAGATAACACCAATTACATTCGGAAGCACTGGATCGACACCACAGGACACAGATTACGCGGAAGTGCTTCACACTGAAACATATCTCAATAGTCTTTCTTATTTTTATATTTCTACTGCGGGAACAGATGCTGGTAAAATTGAAGTGTCTCCGTACAGAATCGTATCATTGAGTACACTGACTATAAACTCTTTAGATCCATCTGAAACATATACAGATCCAACTGATGCAGTTACCTCCAACTTCTCGGATACTGTTCTTTATGATTATGTGACAAATGATGGATCGCCAACTACGACAAATATACGATACAAATATCTAAGCGAAGAATTAGTCGTTTCCAGATTTGAAAGTCAAAAGATCAAAGTACTCAAGGCAGATTATCTAAATAGTGTAATGGCGACTATTCAGACGGCATTGGAAACAAATCAGATAGGTAGATCATTTAAGGTACTAGTTTAATTATGTCTATATTTTCTTTAGCATCATTACTTGGACAGGCAATTTCTGATTATTTCACTCCTACACCAGATTTGCCAAATCCAATCAGTCCAGCAGAATCAAGAATTCAAGAACTATACATTGAATCTGGATCTTCATTCTTTTTTAACACATCCTTCACAATAATTCCTTGGGAATCTGAAGTATATACAGATTCTCCTTTAGTTTCCATGACATTTGAGGAATCTTTGTTTGTTGGACCGATGACTGGTTCTGTAGTGTTGTATGATGTTAGAAACTGGACTAATGAAATTAAATTAAATGGAAAAGACACTTTAGTCTTAAAGGTAAAAATTGGTGATTCGGAAGATGTCACCGAATTTAGATTTCATATCCATGCTGCAAAAAATATAACAAACGAAGCAAAGCAAACTGACTATACCACATTGGATGAGAGATATAGTCTTTGGAAGTTGGATCTCATTAGTTCTGAAATATTTCTTCCAAACTATACAACATCATTTCTCAATGACAATGAAGACTTTGTTGGAAAAATAGCAACAGATCAAGAAGGAAATCAGGGATTAATTTCTACAGCAATACAAAGTATAAGTGAGTTTGTGTTTGGCGAATCTGAAGTTGGACTTATAAATGTTCTTTTTGAATATTATAAATTGCCAATTGGAAAGATTGACTCTGCCAAGAATGGCATATGGTTGAAGCACGATCATGTCTCTTACCCCTGGATGAAGAGAAAAGGGCAAATGAGAATCACTCAAATGCTCAATTATATCTCAAAGTATGCCTGGGATGGCACTGGAACAAATGGACATCCTCTTGGAGTATTGTCATTTGTTGATGTTCTTGACTTGTATGCTCCTACTCTGTATGCAGATTATTACTGCTGGCACGATAGAAACGGATGGAACTTCAGATCTCTTTCCAAGATCTTAAAGGAAAAGAATTCAGAACTTGACGATACATTCTTAATTACGATTGATCAAAACAATCCAAAGAGAATTCACAACTACGAAGTGTTGAGTCAAAATAATATTCAGTGGTTGTATGATTCTGGTGGTTTGTTTTCTTATTATGAGAGAATTGATCCAGACTATACTAATCCTTACATTGACTTCACAAGTAGCGATGATTGCTTTATCAAGAAAACCGTAACCTATGATTATCATAGAGATTACTCCAGAATAGAGCATATTGAGAAGAATAAACTAGTTTCGGATGATATTGATACTTCACCATTCAACGAACTCACAACTGCCAAACAGAATTCAAAAGTAGATGATGAGATATATGGATACTTTAGCGAAAAAGTACTCAACAATCCACATCCAGTCAAGTGGGAAGTATATAACCACAGAGCAAGTTCTCCTTGGTCGAGGAAGGCATGGCAACCTCAATTTGATTTGACAGACCTTACATTCTCTACATTTGAAAAGATACACAAAGAGATTCGTGTTCCACTTAAAGCGAAAAGACAAGAATACGCAGAGAAAAAAGACATCAAACGAAAATGGGAAACGTATAGATGTACCGTCTGCTGTCATGCCGATGGACCTCTTGGTTCCAAGGAAGATTTAGAAATTCTGGAAAACCCAGGACCAATTGATGGCATTACATATCAGGCACTCTTTGGAGCAACTGGCATCTATGGATCAATCAAAGAAGACGAATATAAGATCGTTGCTGCTGGATCTTTCACAGATCTAATCAACTACGATCCAGGCAATACTGCAAATCAGTATGGTCTAACATACTCGTATGATCTTACAAAAGCACCATACAATGAAACAATTGGTCAGTTCTTCAATATAGTTGGACCAGAAGCACCAGCAGCATATAAAAAATACGCACTACAAAGATCTTTAAATCTCTATAATATACTCCTTCAAAAGATCAGCAAAAGAATTAATGATATTGATCTATTTTTGGGAAATGTAAATCAATATAAATTCAATGCCATACAGATCCTAGATAAAGCAACTATTGACAAACAGTCGGATTCTTATAGACCAGTTGATCTTTCTCAAGGATTTAGATATGTCGGAGATTCTTTCCCAGGAGAAAATCTAGGACCATTCATTGGAAGCGAAACCAGACAGTGGCCTATATCTGAACAAGAATACGGTCTTGTCCCATATACTGCCATTCCTATAAACAAAGGATTGGGTGTTGTTGTTTTTGGAGAAGATCCAAATGGAAATCAACTCACCTATAGATTTTCCAATTTTGCAGGCGGTGAGGGATGTTGTCAATATTGTACAGGTAATCCGAATGAATCGTATATATTAGAAGGTTCATGTTCTTATTATGGTGCTATAGTTAATGGAAATTTACCATATAATGATCTTCCACAATACCCACCAGACTGGGCTAACAATTCGTATGGATGTCAGGGATATTATTCATTTGGACCAGGTGCGAGTATCGCACAAGCATGGTCAGAAGACGCATGTGCGGGTGGAGCATGTTGTCGCGAAGGTACATTTGGTAATTTTGGAAATTGCAGCATAGAAATAGAAGCAGGATGTTCTGGTGGACAATGGCAAGGACCAGGAACATCTTGTATTGATGATAATGGATTCCTGACATGTGAAAGTTACGATTGTGACACCAACCCAGAAAACTGTACATGGTGTTGTATTCGTGGAGCACAAGCAGGAGATCCAAGCTATCCAGCATTTATTCCAATTCCAGAATGTGCGGCATTGGCAGCAGAAAATCCAGCTCGTGGTTATAGCATTGAAGATCCAGAACAATGTACATACGATCCAGGAACTCCAGACGACGGAGTTGAAAATTGCTGCTTAAGTGTTGCGGCATTTGGTGTGAGTGTTTGTGTTCCTCTTCCAAATGGATTTTGTGGAACTCAAGATTTCCTAGGATCTGTAGTTGAAAATTGTTCAGAGTGTATAGTAGATGACGACGTAACCGTTATAATCGTTCCTGGAACTCCTGGTCCAACTGGACCAACTGGACCCACAGGACCAACTGGACCCACAGGACCATCTGGATTGCCAACAGACGAAGATGTGGTTTATGTAAATCCCAATCTACTGGCACAATGCTCAAACGATCCAGTTGTTCGTGGATACATCAAACACATCAACCGACAAGCAGCATCTGAGTATTCTCCTATATATGATTACGCTGCTCCATATCTTTGGGATGATGGTGTCAAGGATTGGTCGTTCTTTGATTATGGATCAGAATCTGGATTGATACCAGCAATCACCGACGAAGAAATTAGAAACACGACCAAAGAATGTTTAGAAAATGTACAATGCTACAACACGACATGTCTCAGTCCCGTTTCTCTGGAAACTCTAAGAAGAACAGTAGTAGTTGAAAAACAATTGTTGCTTGTAGAGTTTGAATTAACAGAAAAACTCAAATCAGAAATAGCAAGCAAATTTATCAATTCTTGGAACACTTCTTATCAAGAGTGGTATCAGAGAAATGCTTTCTTCTTCTCGAAGAATCCAGGTGCTTCGATATTCAGAAACGAACAAACAGGTGTTTCTGGTATAAATTCACCTCTTTCTCTTCAGAATGTAAAGAAAATAACAAGAAAAGAAATTCGTGGAAGTAGATACGAACTCTTATCAAACAAGGTAGGAATCACTGGTGCTTCTGCGGGAGAGTGGTTGTATGAAATATTCTTCGGAGGAGATGCTGGTTCTACAGCACATCCATACTACGATCAGGGGTATAATTCTCAACCATTTGTGACATCAAGATCTCCTCATGTTTGGTTCGGAAGAACTGACGCAGATGGAACAGATGACTTTACATTCTTTATTGATAATACTTCATTTACGGCAAATGCTGGAAATTATTATCCATCGTATTCTGGAAATGAAGCAGTAGTTCCTGGTGTTGCTCATATTGATTTGTATTCTCACAATCCAAACAACATAGTTCCAGCAAGCAGATTGCTGAATAGTTCGTATGGACAGGCACAATCGGATCTTTCTGGAACTCTTACTGATTTTAAAGACACTTACAACTTCTATGATGTGACTGGAAGGAAACCAGCAAATGTCAAGAAGGAAGAAATCTCTTCTTATGTCAGAATTGAATTCAATACGCCCATCGGTCTTGATACAATTAAGGATTTCCCAAATGCGTTCATCCGTGATGCTGGTATTGAATACTTCTTGCCATATCTTGTGAATGTAACTCCTGGTCCATTCGGAAGACAAGGTGTCAAGTACAATATTGCCGTCATTGGAATGGATCCTTACGGATTTGATGTTGCCGTAAAGAAGATCAAGGATGATCTTCCAAGCAATCGCAAATTACAAGGCATTAACAAGGGCAATTATTACAACTGGTGGAATCACGATACTGGATCTGTTTTGTCAAAGGCAGATTATCTAACACCAGATTACAATGGCATGGATCTTTGGCCTGAACCTGGATTTGAAACTGATTATCCATATTACGCATACGATCCAGCACAAGAAGATCTTCATGGTGGAGGGTATGATCTAGATTTCCACATGGGTGGTGGATACTACTTTGAGAATGAGTCTCAAGACTGGATGGAATCTCTATACCACTACGGGGTTTCTTCTGGCAAGCAATTTGATCCACTTTATAGAACGTCAGTTGTAGGATCTTATATTCTTCCAAACAGTTATCGTAAGTTAAAACCACACCGTTCGTGGTGGTCGTTGTTTGTGCCAAGAAATCTATTCATACCAATTCGTTTTGCGAATATGTTCAAGACTCCAAATACCAAGGCAAGAGACTTGTTTGGTGGCAAGGCAATATTCACAATCAATCCAAATTACTGGAGAACTTGGTATGGAAGTGAATTTGAAACCTGGTTGACCTTGGACAACAATCCAACAACAAAGGCATTGATGGAAAACAGTGCTCCAGACCTTACATTCTTTATTGAAGGCAAAGATGGAGATTCCATTTCTCCGTACACAACCGACTTACAAGGTTATTTCCACGAATCTCTGATGAATTATATCGCTGGAAATTACAATCTTTACAGACCAGGATTGGTTGCGACAGATCTCTGGAAATATGATCTCAGTGGTGAGACTGAATATGGATTGATCACTCCACCAGTGGATACAGAGTACGAATTCTTTGATCGTAACTTTGCAGCACAATTTGTGGTATTTGCCAAGTCAAGACTTCGTACATGTAACGATTTAGGTCTTTCCTGTGCAAATCCAAATCAAGTTATTGTAAATTCCGATGGTTGTCCAAATACGAACTACTACTGTAACTGTCCAGCACAGAACGTAAAACCAACAGAAACAGAACCAACATATTTGGAACTGTACAGACTGGAAAAGGAAATCAATGAATGTGCGATGATTGAAGAAGTTCTTGGGGAGGAATATCTTGGTTGTGAGTATTCTGATCCAGAATCTACATGTAGTTGTAATTGTCCAGAGTGGGGAGAGAAGTTCAATGAATATCTGGCATATACCAGAACATATGCGACTTTCTGGGAAACACCTTATGAAGTTCCACTCATGAGAAATGCCCATTCTGCTCAGTTGAGTTCTCAGCAAATCAGAATTAAAGTCACTTCAAATTCGGTTGTCAATGTTGGATCTTTGGTATCGGTCATCAATGAAAATGATGCTCCTTTATATACGCAAGATCAATATAAGGCAATTTCTGGAACTTGGATGGTTTCGGGAATCCAACACATGTTCGCGACTCCGAGAACATATTACATGATTCTCACCCTAGTAAGAGACTCTAATTATTTTGATCCAAACGATATAACATCTCCAGTCAAACCATTTGTTTTAACCTAAATAATTATATGAAAGCATTTACCAACAATTACGCAGACATTCCGTTCTTTATCAGTAGCAATACGTTTACTGGTGATTTGAACATTTCTCGTAATTTAAGTGCGGTTCGTCAATCAATTAAGAACATTCTGTTGTCAAATGTCGGAGAAAGACCATTTGATTATGGATTTGGATGTAATCTATTCAATTCGTTGTTTGAAAACAACACATCGGAAATGCACATAGAGATGCAAGCAAGAATTCAAAGTGCATTTGCTGGATATGAACCAAGAATTTCAATTCGGGACATTCGGTTTGAATTTGACCCAGACTTGCCAAATACTATAACTTTATATTTTAGTTATCTCTTGGAAGAAGGAAATGTTCAAGATGAAATAAATATTCAAATATCAAGGAACAGATAATGGCAGTATCCAGAACACCAACAACTTTAGGCAATTTAGAGTTCACAGATATCAAAAAGAGTCTGACTGATTATTTAAGAAATCAGTCAATATTTTCTGGATATAACTTTGAAGGAAGTGCTCTACGGACCATGATTGATCTCATGGCATATAACACTTACTTTTATGCCTACTATGCGAATATAATCAATGCCGAAGCATTTCTTGACAGCGCACAGAGAGAATCTTCGGTCATTTCATTGGTTAAACCATTAGGGTATACCGTTCCCGCAAGAACTGCCGCGATTGCTACGGTCAGTGTTGCTGGACTTGGTGCTTCCATAACATCATTGGCAGAAGGAACTCAGTTTACTTCTAAAAACTCTGATGGTGTACAGTTTTCTCTATTCACACTTGAAGATATTCCAGTAATTGATGGATCTGCTTCTTCTTTCAATATATACGAAGCTTCTGCATACATTGATGCCGAAGTGTTTCCAGACTTTGACTTTGATAATCAAAAGATTGTATTTGTCACTGATTCTTTTGATTTGAGCACGATTCGTGTAATCACCGTTGAGGATGAGATTGAGTATGTCTGGACAAAGGTGGATTCCATCGGATATGCTTCACAAGTAGATGAAAGAATCTACTTCATAGAAAGAACACCAAATGGATTCGCAGTCGTTTTTGGTTCCGTGAATTCTCTAGGAAAGGCAATCGGAGAAGACACATCAAGTATCAGGGTTCGTTATTTGGAAACAAATGGTGTATCTGGAAATGGTTTGATCAATTTCACTCTTCCAGGAGCAATAGTGATTACCGTTTCACAGGCAAGTGGTGGAAAAAATAATCCAGATCTTGACAGTGTTCGTTTTCTAGCACCCAAATGGTTCTCCGCTCAGGAGAGAGCAGTAACTCCCAACGACTACAAAGCACTTCTACTTGAAGCAGGGTTCTTCACAGACGAGACAAAATTCAATGTGTTCGGAGGTCAAGATCTATCTCCATCCAGATTTGGAAGAGTGTTCATTGCTTCAAATGAAAGTTTGACCGAAGAAGAAATAGCGGAAATGATAAACTTCTTGAAAGAAAGAAGTGTCATTACCGTACTTCCAGAATACATTGAATCAAATTCAATAAACATTTATACTGATTTCAACTTCAAGATATCTTCGACTACTTCGAATCGTTCTTCGGTGTTGAGTGGAATTCGCTCACTATTCAATAGCGAATTTGCAGTACAAAACTCATACAATATTTTCTTCAGTGCTTCAGATTTCATTACGCGAGCACAAGAGGAATATGAAAATGAACTCATAATATCCACAGATGACTTTGAGATATATCTACAGGAAGATATCAATGCTGGAAGAGAATACACATTCAATCTTGAAAATGAATTCTATCTTCCACTATTTACTCCTACCGATATCTCAGAACCATTTGATCTTGACGTGAATACATTTGGAGCACAACCAGCAGGAACCAAGGGTGTATTCAAGATATACGCACAGACAACATCAGCAAAGAATACAAGAATTGCTCTTCAACTTTGGACCCAAAACGAAACGACAGGAACTGAACAGCAGTTGACTGGAGACTTTGGTTATTTCATAGCATCTAAGGGTGTGTTGAATATTAAATCTGGAATCATTTCTCCAGGAACCAGTGCCAGATTGAAAATCTATTTCAGATACAAGACATTCCGCAGTGGACTGAATAATTTAACGTCATTCAACGCAAATAACATAACACTACTATAATGATACCTTCCGTAGTCAACACTCAAACAGAAACACCAAGAAATCAATTAGCAGAGTTAAGCACTACTATTGATGAATTGACTTCTTTGTTATTTGGAAGATCTTGTCCTACAAATTATGACATAACAAGTCAAATACCTCTTTGGATCGTTCAGGAAAAGAAATCAAGAGAAGAAGATGGATTGTCTGGTGTCAACGTATTTGACTTTCTACAGAAGTATTATGACTGGTTGTACTGTGACAATGAAAGCGGTGCTCAATATGAATTGAGTCAAGACTTTTTAGATCTGATTGACATAGACAGAACCAGAAGTCAGTTTTTAGAGAGACTGGCAGATACTTATGCCAATGGATTCGTTCCAGAGGCACTGAAATCTAATGGTGGTGCTGTTTCCGAAGAAAATCTTAGAAAGTTTCTCAACGGAATACGAAGAGCAATTCATCAGAAGAAAACAACAGAAGACGCAATTCGTTACTTTTTCATAAAATTATTTGGTGTATCTGAGGAAAATATAGGAATTGATGTTCCAAAGAAAAACATTTTACGTCTGAACGGTGGTCGCTTTCCAGATTCGGTCTATTCATTTCCAATAGGTAGAACTGGAGATTACGACATCACCAATGATTTGAGTGGAAGTCACTTGAATGGATCCAGAATGCAGGATGGAAACTGGATTCAGGATTGGTCATATCTCATCAAGACTGGAGTGGATGTAAATTCATATAAGCAAATCTATAAAGACATAATGCATCCTGCTGGTCTTAAGATCGTATATGAGCATCTTCTTTCGGATTACCAAGGACCATTGTTTGACGAAGATAATCCAACAGTATGTGAACTTCCCATACTGAGAAATTATTCTGGATATGTCATAGGAAACGATTATTCTTCATCTACCAGCAATCTTTACATTGCCGATGGGTGGACTGCTGAAGCAGCAGCGCAAGGGTTTACTTTTATCGGATTGAATTATCAGGCATATTGCGTAAACGGTAATACTGGATTTTCTGGTCCTACTCATCTATTCCCAAATTGGAATGGACAATATACCACAAATACATTGTTTGACATAAATATTAGTACTTTAATTGAAATGTGTTATCCCGCAGAGTTGGGATCTCCAAACAGTGGATCCGAATGTACAATAATATTGCCACCATAAGAGACTACAAATGAGTATAAAAAGCAATAATGTTAAAAAATTTATAGCAGATGCTGGAACCAAAAGTCAATTATTTGTCTTTGTTGGTTCAGATGAAGCATCTACTTCTTCAAACTCTACTCAGAGTGGAATTGATGTATGGAGACAATCTGATTTTTCAGTAAGAGTTGGTCAAAACAGTCTTTCGGCAGTTATTCCAAACGTTCGTTGGTCACGATCAAACTATTACAGACCATGGTCTGCGGTTTCGGTCAATACTGATAATTTTTATGCATACAATTCCGAGAACGGATATGTTTATCTTTGCGTTTCCAATAACGCAAAAAATAGAAAAGATGTACAGGATATAGTCTCTACTATACGACCAACACACACTGCTGGCATTGTTCGCTACTCCGATGGATACGCATGGCGTCCGATGTACAGAGTGACATCTGGATTGGAAAGATTTGTATCCGCACAGTGGATTCCTGTGGTATCCTTGGATACATTTGACAGTGGAGATCAAAAGACACAACTTCAACAAGCACAAGATCGTTGCGGTGTTGGTTTCACCACTCTCACTGGCAATTGCGCGATATATGCGAAAAAAGCACTAAACACAGACAACGACGAAGATACCATAGAATACCAAATTGGAGATCTTTTCACAACGGCAGAAAATATCACATGCTCCGATTGCTATTACTTAATGAGAAACAATGAAAACTTTGTTTCTGTTTTCTATGAAGATGGAGATACCATTCCAACTTCAATTACAATCAATGATAAGTTTACTGAAATTGGCAATTTAATAGCAAACAATCAGTTGACCACTTCTTCTCCATATTGGTATTTGTATCAGTGCAATATTAACGACAATCTAGAAGAAGGATCTATCGTATCTGTGGCAATTGATCTGAGTGCCTTTACCAAAAAGCAACTCACTGTTACCACCGCAAATCCTGAATTGACGATCACCAGCAATACTGGTTCTGGTGGAAGAATTCGTCTTCTGACCTCAATTCTTGAAAATAATTATGTCGTAGATGGAATTGAGATAATTTCTGTAGGATCTGGATACAGAGACATTACAGTTTCTCTCGCAAATGGAATATTAAGTGGCGCTTCTTGGATTGAAAGTGTTCTGGTGGCGGCAATTGATGTAAATCTTGATACAATAGACGGACTCGGATTTGATCCTGTGAATGTTCTCGGATCTCAGCATGTAATGATTGATGCTCGTTTGAAAAAGCAAGATATAGAGAGTGCTGGAATTCTATTACCAGAAAGTGTTAATTTCTTCGGACTTGTAGAGAATCCAACGGGAATCTCAACTTCCACTTCAGTCACTACTGGATCTGATCTGAACAAGAAACTTGATTATATCTTTAGAACCACAGTAAAGGCAACCATACAGTACACCAGAGGTGGACTTCCAGAAACAGACGAAAAGTATATAATAACATATACCAAGGGTTCCACTGACAAGACCATAACCGATGGTAAGGTCGGAGGAGTTTCGGCAACTTCTGCCACAACAGAACTTGTGGAGTTGAAGAATATTTTATATTCTGATGCTGATGATATGGTTGATGGAGAATTGACTTCAACCTCAAAGGATGCCAATATCACTACGATTGTTTCAAAACCAGTATTTCAACAATACACTGGTTCTGTATTGTCAACTACAAAACTAACTACAAATCTACCCATATCCGATATTGATTCTGTAATTATTCGTATAAATATGGTAAAAGGAATGTAATAAATGCCATCACCGTTTGGAACTCTACCTTTATCAATTGCTCCTTACAATAGCAGATATCAGACTAAATTAAATTTAGATCCATCTGAGAATTTTTACTTGCTTCCATTTAATCCTGGATATGCTCTTCAGGCATCTGAATTGAACGAAATTCAGGAATTATTTTTTATCAATCAAAGTCTTACTCAAAGAATGAATGCCAATTGGATGAGAGAGGGGTTTAATATTCCTTTCTGGGAGGGAGCAATTCCTCTTGATCCAAATTATATCACAATCAATGCTCCAATATCTTTTAGCGGAAGCACATTGACCATCAATATTACAGTAAACGAGGGGTGGTATCTTTGGACCGATTTTACTAGCAAGTTGAGTTTCTGGATTTACAATGACCAGGCATTTACATCTCAAGAAGAATTTACAGCACAGCAGGTAAACGCAAATGCCATTATTGGATTTGAAGTTCTTCCTCAAGTCGTATCGTGCTGTGCGGCAGGAGATTGTACAAATTCAGATGAAAATGCGCCTACTATTCAAGACGATGAACTCAGAGACAATTCACAGGGAAACACAGTGACTGAAAATACATGTGGTGCTTCACGCTTTAAGATGTCATTCACCGAAGTACAAGTAAGAATTACTGGCACATATAGTACAACATTCCTGCCACTTCTACAATATAATTCGAATGGAACTGCCACATTCATAGATGGGCAATCAATAACAGTCCCAGCAACAGATTTAACCGCACAATAAGAGGATTATAAATGGCGTTCAATGATTCAATTTCACAATTAACTGGAAATTCAACATTTTATGATTGGTTCATAAAAGAAAATGATGAAATCATTTCCAAGTTAAACCTAGCACAAGTATCTAGTGTTACTGGTGGTGATGGTATTCTTGCGTCATTAAATGCCACAAGCGGACTTGTCACTCTTAGTATCGGTGGAACATCTGGCACAATCGCAACTGGATTGACTTTTGCTGGAGATATCGTCTTCAGTGGAAATGTAAATCTTCCAAACCTTTCCTATAGAATTTCAGGAATTACCACAGGTACTTCTGGATTTACTTTCGGCACGGTGGTCAGAATCACCACAGATGGATATACATTCGCAATTGCCAATGACCCAGATGCCGCAGAAGTGGTAGGTGTTCTTTCTTCCATTGAGGATTCATACTCAATCGTGACGATCTCTGGAAAGATTGATGGAGACTTTTCTGATGTTGCTGGTGGAACCTTATCTCCAGGATGTGTTTACTTCCTAGATCCAAGCAATCACGGACAGATTACAGTCACTGAACCTTCTACTCTTGGACAAGTTTCCAAACCAGTAATTCTTGGTTTGAGTGAAACTTCAGGAGTCATTGTTCCATATCGTGGAAATTACTTAAACTCGTCAGTTGCTGGTGGTGGTGAATCTGGAGCAAATCGTGTTTATGTTGCCATATCAAACAATCCAACAAATCCAAGCGATCATGGATTCTCGGCAGGAAATTTCATATCATATGCTCCTGGAATTCTGGCAGGAAATACATTCTTCAATCAGGTTCTGACAAATACAGGAAGAACTGCTATAGATGGATGGTTCTTGTCTGGAAGTAAATTCTATGCTTATGATATAAACACAGACGATACATCTGCCATTCAGGACTATGCCCATGAAGAAAATTTCATTGTCGGTATGATTGAATCTGTGACTCCAGATACTCCGACCTCAAATGAAAATCTTTATCAGATTATCATCAAGGGAACAAGTACTATAATTCCAGAAAGTATTTCTCAATATACTGGAGAAAAGAGAGGATCCTGGAATCTTAATGGGTTTACATATGAGGTTAATGCTTCTGGCATCACTCAGCAGATGGTTCCACAACCACTATATAGCACAATAGACAGGGTTTCATATCAACTTGGTTTTGTCTTTGATTCTTCACCTACTTATTGGTATGTCAATCCAAAACCAACAGAACAACTAGAGATAACCAACAGTCTACGTTCAACGAGTTCTGCCACAACTTTCAGTAGTGGATTGCTGAACAATGCGTTCAATGGTGACTTCTCTGTATGGCAAAGAAATACTGGCAAGTCACAATACTCCACCTCTGGTGATATCTACTTTGCCGATAACTGGATTCGTCGTCAATCTGGAATTGCTGCTGGAAGTGCTCAATACATTCAGAGACAATCTTTCGCAGTCACAAGCACTGATGTTGAAGGAAATCCAGAATATTACATAGATCTCAAGTGTGTTGCCGATCCTGGTGGAGCAGATCCTGCGGGTGGTGTGTATTCAGTAGGTCATGTCATTGAAGATATTGAGACATTCAACGGATCTTCAATCACCGTCAGTTTCTATGCCAAGTGCAGTCTTCCATCATATACCGCGAATGTATATTTCGCTCGTTACTCTGGTGGATCGCAAGTAAGCAAGACTACGATTGGAACAATCTCACTCCAGACTTCATGGAATAAGCATGTAATAAATTACGATGTTGACTCTCTTCCAGCATCATCATACACAGACGATTATGTTGAAATTGGTTTGGATCTAATTCCTTTAGTAGAGACTGCGTTTGATTCTTCGGTTGCCACGGGAACTGGATTGTATGTCAGTTTTGCTTCTATGTGTGTCTATGTCGGAACATACGCAAACCCACCACATCAGTTTGAGAAGTATCCCGATAAACTCAGAAAAGCACAGAGATTCTACTTCTCAACCTATAAGGAAAATCAATTGATTGGATCAAAGACCATGTTGTCTTCCACAAATCCATCATTGAATACTTTTGGATTTAGTCAATTACCAACCGCACCATTTGGTGTTTTCCAACTTCCAACGCGAATGAGAAGCGAACCCACGGTTGCTCTTTATTCTCCACTTACTGGTGTTGTCAATGAAGTCTACAACTACACCGCAGGAAGAGATCTCAAGAATACAAGTGGAACTATTGGATATGCCAGTCAAAACAGAGTTTCTAAACTTGGAACTCCAACAGTGAATACTTCGTCAGATGAAACCTCGGTTAAAATAAATATTTCGTCGGGTAGTGTTCCCTATGATGTATTGAATTGTCATATCGTAGCAGATGCCAGTTATCCAATCTAAGAGAGTAACCCATGCCAAGTTGTAGCAGCAGTTCAAATATCCAAGCATCACTCAACACCATAAGTGTCTCACAAGGTGGTTCACGACTCTTCGTCAGTATTCCATTTGTCAGTGGACTGACACTTGGAGATGTAATTCGTTACGATATTGCGACATCTGGATATACTGCCGCAATCGCAAATGCTGCCGATACTTCAGAAGTTTTTGGAGTGATTGAAAGTGCCACATCATCTACATTCGGCGTAGTCATTTACGGATCTGTAAATCTTGATTCTACCAAATTTGCCGATATGGGTTCTGGTGGCGGATCGGGTGGAAACGACATTTACTTCCTCAGTGGAGAGACTGCTGGTGTTCTTCAAAATCTTGCTCCAACAGATCTTGATCATATTGTCAAACCCGTATATCAAGTAGCACCACACGGAGCATTCACTGGTGTTGTGATCAATTACTTGGGATACAAGATCGGTGGTGACATTGAAGCATCGTTTGCCGACGACTCAGTTGGAAACTTTACATTCTTGATCGGTTCTGGAACATTTGACGAGGGATATGTTGATGCTTCTGTTTCGCATGAACTTCCAATTGGGGATTATCCAGATTTCTATGCGAAGTACGGAACACAATATGGATATGTTGAAAGACTGACTCTTGATTCTGTTTCTGGAGCAATTGCTCCAAATAATAAAGTATCTCAAACAACTTCAACCTACGACGGAACTGTTGTTTCTGTTGACTACGCAAACAAATATGTTTATGTGTTCAGAGCACCAAATACATCTCTCGCATCAACTAATAAACTTGCTTCTTTCACGACAACGAGTGGAAATACAAAGAGTACGATTACTGCTACTTCAATTTACGCAGTAAACACTCCAATCGTATCATTGACTCAACCTGTCAGAATTACAGGAAAGAGTGGAGCATCAATCACGGTTCCACAGACAATTAAGGTAGGACTCAAAGTCAGTCCAACTGGAACCAGAGTTTCGGTTCCTACCAATGCTTCAATCAACAGCATTACGGCAACCGAAATGTATGTTGGTACTAGCGAAGTGAATGTAGAATCAACCCTAAATAATTTTGAGAGCAGAATTGCTGCCATTGAAACAAGATTGAGAATGTAATATGCCAAATCCATATGGAAGTAGTCCTTATATCAACAGAGTAATTGTAGGAATCACTGGACCAACTGGATCCACTGGTCCTACTGGTCCAACTGGAAATGATGGATTACTTGGCAATACGGGAAACACTGGCGAAACTGGTCCTGGCATTGTTGGAATGACTCTCATCAATGGTGAAATCAAAACCGAATATTCAGATGGCAGTTCACAATTCTCTCCAGAAATAAAAGGAGAGGATGGAAATTACTACATCTTTGCCGATGCGAATTCTCTCGGAACTCAGTTATCACTTGTAGAGGGAGTCACGATCAATGACATCGGTGATGGCAACCTTCAACATACTGTAAGATTCCGTGGATTCACTACTGGTTCTCAGAACGATGATCTGAAATTCATCACAATCAATAGTCAGGCAAATTCAGGACTGATTGGAATTACATACAGTCTTACTGGTCTTCCATATCTTGGACTCTCTGGTGGATCCACTGGACAACTTGTGGTTGCTTCGTCTTCCACTCAATTCCGTGGACTCACTGGTACATATTATGATGTCGTCAAACGAACCGTAGATGCTCAGATCGTAAACTATGGTGAACGAGTTCAATTTGTAAGACCAGAAAGAAAAGACTTCTATAGATTAGATGGAAATTCAACAGAATCTCAATATTTTGTCTGGAATATTGACTGGGAAGAAGCAAACACTTTCATTCTCAATTCGTATACAGATCAATTGGCATCTGGTCAACCAGGCGAAGGCAGAACAACAATTGCCCAAGTCATTAACATTGAGAACCCTCCAAATTCAGAGTTTGCCAAGTCTCTGACACTTATCATTCCACCAGGAGTCACAAGTGGATATGATCCAGCAACTTCTGATATTCGTATTCTTACAAGATTTGTTACAACGGAAGATCTTGCTGCTGGATATACACTTGGAGACGGAAGGCATAACATATCATGGCCTTTGACATACCCTCCTTGTTTTACAGATAATATTGATGTAATCAATATGCTCTACATCAATGGTCTTTGGTATGCCAACTTCGGCATATTGGGAAATGGAGAGGATCAGGTAAACTGGGATTCTGAATATTTCAACTGTGTTACAAATCCAAACGATCCTCCATATAATCCAAATGGACCCGAACCAGATCCAATCGTGACATGTTGTTCACCAGATCCAAGTGGAGTTTTTGTAAATATTTGCACTCCAAATATTCTACAAAGTCAATGTATTACCCTAAAAGGCTCAAGTATCAATTCATGTGACGAGTGTGATCAATCAGAAATAGATCCATTTGTGTATTGCTGTGACGATACCTATGGTGTAACTACAATTCCACAATCCCAGTGTTTAGATCCAAGAACAATTGTTCAAAACAAATCTGACTGTGTTATTACAGATCCTATCATTGATTGTTGTGATACTTCTACTGGAGTGTGTGTACCACAAATTAAAGCATCACAATGTAGTGGTCAATCTGAATTGACTTGTGAGGATTGTCAAGAAAACTGGAATTCGGTTCCTGGTCTTTGCTGTAGAGCATGTCTTGATGGTGGATCTTTTGAAGGTATGCAAGGAAATTGCACAGATGGTGTTTTCATTGAAGGTGGAACTCTTGGATCTCCGTTATGCTCTACAGATCAAGACGCATCGTTAGGTGTGTGTTGCTACTTGGATTCTGAAAACGTTGTGCAAAAATGGCAAGTTCCTCTGAAACTCTGTGATTGTTCCGAACTAGTAGAAGATATTAACAGCAGGTTCATATGGACAGAAATTACAGATTGCCGAAAGAATGTAAATTCTATTAACTGTAATGCGGCGTTTGGTAACAGAGGAGCATGTTGCAACGGTACTGGAGTTTGCACAGAAAATCTACAACAATCTCAATGTACTGGATATTGGCAAGGACTAGGATCTGTTTGCTCGTATTCGGATGGATCTACTACAGTAGACATATGCACAACTGGAACTGGTGGATGCTGTAACAATGATGATGGCACATGTACTGATCAAACATATGGCAATTGTAATGGTTCTTTGAAAAAGTTTTATGGATGCGGTGTTGTGTGTAATGAAAATGTTTACACATGTACAGACGAAACCATCGATGCTCTTCTTCCAAACATATGTAAATCAAACGACGATGTTGGCCCATGGTATGTCAACAGATACGGTAATTTTGAAAATCCAGAAGTGCCATATGGATCTCAACTTCCTTTGACGTATGGTTCCGAATTTGCTGGTGGAATTGTTGTTGGAGTTTTCAATCCAAATGGTGCTACTTGCTTTGGATATCCATATCATGGTGCTAAACAATTTGAAATTTTTAGCAATACTGTAAATGGCTTAGAATCCGCTTTTCCCAATGTCAATGCTCAAGAATTGAAAGCGGCAGCCTTGCTGGGTGGAAAAGTCACATCAACTACTTCTGTCTTTTTTCCAAATCCAAATCCAAATGCAAATGGATACATTGATAATGTTTATCCTGAAATAACTGCCGTAAACAGCACAAATGGTGCTAGTTGTGAAATTTATAATTCATCATTTGATCCACAGGGATATGGATTCCCAGTAGTAGCACCATATTCTCAAAATCAAGATCAAGACAAATACATAATCATCGTGTCAAAATATCCAGTAATGTTTAGACAAAAAGTATTCATGCGTCAAAATTACGATACTGATACAATTGATGCTGATATAAATTCAGCAGGCACTAAACGATTTGGCAAACAAAGAAGTCAAATCGACTTAATCACCAAAAATCCAGCAACTGTAATGACTGCGGATTATATAACTGGTATAATACCATACGACAATGTTGGATGGAGAAATGATTATTATAACTTTATTTCACTTACAGACGACAGTATAAATACATTATTTAAATATAATTATGTAAAAACATTTATATGGGGTCATGGAGCAACTGCTTCATTTGCTCCTTACTTACCCGACAATCTAAACGTTGCCTTCGATGCGGTTTCACCTGACAACTGTACTTCAACTACTCCAATATTGGCAAGTTTTGGTAATTATCTTTACAGTGACGGCGCATTTGGAAATCAAACTACAAAGTATGATGCAGGAATAAACAATACATTTATCAGTTGTCCTTCGGGAGAAAGTATTTTATGCACAGAAGATTGTGAATCTTCTCCGCTTGGTAGATTAATTTCAAATGGATTTAAATATCTTAGAGCATCAGGAAGATGGTCATTGAACAATGGTCTTATGAATTCTTGCAGACTGGGAGCAGGATTTGCAATAGAAAGTTTCCTTGGACCAATAGCATCTGGTGGATCAAATACAGTAACTACAAGTTCACCATATTCTAGTTATTATTCTAATTTATATCAACAATATGGACCAAACGACGGAGGGGATCCTCAAACTTATTATGACTATCCTTTAACTAATGAAATTAGTGCAACAATCGATCAATCTCAAACAATAATGAAAACATGTTTAGCAGAAGGACTGTCTGTATTTAATAATTATTATTATCCAGTAGATAAATTGGGAGCTTGCTATCCTGGTAATTATAAAACTAGAAGAAATTTCTCAGGAGACAGTCAAACCTTAGTTCAAGGAGGATTTACATATTCTCTTCCACTTGGACCCCAATTCAATCTTCAAGGAAATGACCCAGATGGAACATATCAGGATTGGTACGGAAATATTTCAACCCAAGTTGAAGGTGCTACTGGTTTTTATCAGGTGAGTAGATGGTTTATTCCTTCAATTGACGAATTGGCGTATATAGCATACAAAACTAGAAATGCACCACCAGGAGAAACTCCATTAAATACTCGTATCACAGAAACAGGTGGATTGGCGATTGGAGCAGCATCTGGTGGTGGTTCTAATTCTTGGGTATGGTCTTCGACTGCTGCATTTGGAGCTGTACCTTTTTCTACAATCATAGATGAAAATCAATATTTACAGGATGGAACTGGTGCTCCAATAACAGATGAAACTCAAAATCCATCAAATTCAAATGGTGTCACTGACAGAATGACAAAGGCATGGGCAATTAATATGAATCCAAATAGTCTAGCAACGAATGTTAAAATTGCTAAAAAGGATAACTTTACATTTGAAGCAGAATTAAGACCAATTCGTATAATTCGTTGTGATGAACAATTTTATAAAAATGCAGATCCAGATTTAATTAGAAATGCCACTTGGTTTGTTCCAAGATTCAGCGATGCTTTAATTACGAGCGGAACAACTAGTACAAAATCTGGAACTCTTCCTAATAAAATAAATACACAAGAATTGTACAACAATTCTCCCGATCCCGAGAGTGATATTTACAAAAATTATAACCCAACAGATAATCCAATGTTATGATATACGGTTCATCAAGAATACAACAGTTCATTAAAAATCAGAATGTCCCTGGAGCAACACAGGGACCAACTGGTTTTACTGGAAATACAGGTCCGACTGGCGCCACTGGTTCTACTGGAAACGATGGATCTACTGGACCAACTGGAGCAAGTGTTACTGGTGTCACTGGAACCACCACTTACATTGAATTTATAATTGAAGGATCTACGGCATTTACATTTGATAATCTTCAAGGAGATGCTGGTGCTTCTTCTGGAACCGAAAGATATAGAATTCAAGGTCTGGCAACCGAGGCAACGCTTCGTTCCACGAACATAGTTCAGCAAAACACACAAGTCAATGAAATTGCATATGGACAAGGAGTAACATTCAAGGCACTCACAATTGCTGGACAGACTCCAGTTCCAGTTACCAATGGACCATTTGTCGGTATCAGTTATGATCTCAATACTCTTTACATATACGGTGCTACTGTCGAGGACGAAAACACGGTATATGGAAATACTGGAGAACTTCTATATGTCAGTGGAAATGCAGGGTTTGGCATTGGAAATCTCAAAGCAGGAGCAGCACCAAACACCAAATGGGTTCCAGACGAGAAGCAACTCATAATTGATCAGAACATATCAAGAGAAGCAATTGTAAATAATAAAAACTGGACATATGAAAGTACTCAAACATTTGAAACTACATTCAATCCAGTAGCATTCAATGATTATGGTGGTGTTACAAGTGCCACATATGGAACTTCATTTGTACAAAATGTTCTGTCTCCAGATATAATCTTCAATTCAAATGATTCAACATATCTTCAAAGACCAGGAGATATAGCATACAATTCAAAGATCATACTTGGATACACAGCAGAGAATCTTGAATATATTTCATTCATTCAAAGTTCTGGATTGTCTTATACAAATACTTTCAATCCTCAGAACTTCTCAAGAACAAATATAGGATCTTGCTGCTATTGTAACGCAATTTCTCAAGGACAGAATATATGCCTTGACTACACCTCGCGTGAATTCTGTGAAGCAATATCAGGGTCGTTCAGCAATCAATCGTGTGTGAACCGTTCTACCAGTTCAGACTGCTTCACAGAGGGTGCTTGCTGCGTCTATGACTCTGATACACAACAGACGAAGTGTATCAACACCACAGAAGAAAGATGTGCTCAGTTCTCTGGAATTTTCAATCTAGGAAAGTCGTGTAACAATGTCTGGAATAATGGATTGATATTTGAATGTCCAACGAATCTGTGTAATGTAGGTTCCGCAGAACTGGGAAGATGTTGTGTTCAAGGAAGATGCTTTAGTCTTTCAAGAGCAGACTGTGCTTCCATTGCGAACTCTACATTTGTTGCTGGTGGTACATGCGAGTCCGAAACATCCGACTCTATATGCTGTTTAATTGGAGTTGATCGTGTAGGTGCTTGTTGCCAAAATGGAACATGTGTAGACAACGTAACTCCTGTACAATGCACAAATAACAATGGTATATTCCAAGGAGTCGGAACAACTTGTACCGAAGTTTCATGCTGTGGTTCTGGTTCGGCATACAGTGACGATTACTTTAGAGGGCAGTTTGCCAATTCATGTAAGACCACGGAAACACAAACATATTCGTGTCTTCCAGTCGGAACTAAGATCGGTGGAGGATACTTCATTGGATTCATTGGATCTCCAAATCCATGCGACTCGTTCAATGAACCAAATACCGCATATGGACAACCTCTTGAGTGTAGAATTTTCCCAAGAGGTGAAATATACAATGTTCCAAATTGGTATCTAAAAACATGTAGATCGCATGTTCCAAATTCCAACAATTCGTGCGTTGAATATTTCTCAAGAACATACCCTCGTATTCTTCCAAAGAACTCCAAGGATTCAAGATGTCTGCTCAAAGCAGGTGTTCCGTTTGTACAGCAGTTGCTCGAATATAAAGGAATTGAATGGCCTTCGGATACGATGTTCGAAGGTGGAGTCAACTATTCTACTTTCAGAGGAACATTCGCATATAGTCTAGTTGGATCTGGATTGTCGGTTGAATACTTTGTAGGATCTGGTCAGGGTACTTATCGTTACCTCGCAGAGCAAGTATATGGTGCGAACGATATTCACATCATGTGGGCATTGATTGTTGCTCCAGAGGATGTTGAAGTAGAACCACTCATCACATCTGGAGACACAACATTTGATGCCACATCAAATCGCAAGTTGAGTTGGGGCATGATGCAGGGTACTCATATTCCAGATGACAATGGAGTTCCAACTGAAGTAAATGTTGAAGGCGTTGCCACATATCCAGTTGATGGATTACTCACCACTCGTCTACATGATTCGTCTTCAAAGCAAAAACCAGAACTCTGGTTTAGAGGAACGAATTCAGATCCAAAGGCATACATGCGTTTCTCTTTTGGAAATGGTCCAGCATGGGATTCATCTGTAGATCCAGATGTGATCAATAATAATAAGAACGCATTTAAGCAAGCATACACAGATATGTGGAATGACCACAATCCACTCGACTCTGTAATTCGTCAGGTTTCTATTCTCAATGAAACTGGATCATATGGTCACAACGACTGGTATGTTCCAAGCATCACGGAATTGAATTACATATACAATGTCAAGGATGAACTTAATGGTAGATTATTTGCCGATGATGCTCAAATCATGGCAGGGGAAGAATACTGGAGTTCTACCAGTGTTACTAGACTTACTGGTTGGGACCAATTTGATCCTCTAAATAAGGACAAGTATCAACTGGAAGCAATTGATTCTACAGTAGAACCATACTTGGCATCTACAAGATTGACAAGTGACAATTCATTCGGTCTTGACGAAGATGATGCTTATAAGTTCACAATGGCAGTTGCCAATGGTCAAAACATGCTGACTCAGACTTTCAACTGGGAAGACGAAAATAATGCACCCATCATTTTGGGAAGAATGCAAAGCAGAAACAGAAATGCCAGAGTCGCAAACTTTAGACCAGTGAGAAGAATTCCAATTGTAGTCACATGTTCTAACTTCCGATGGAACGAAAATATTCTAAATAACTATTGGACTGGTGGAGCAACTGGTTGTCCAGCATGTCTTGATGTAGAAGAAGGAATGTGTGAATGAGTAGCAGTGCTATAATCAAATTCGTAGTAGAGGGACCATCTGGTCCTATTGGTCCTACTGGAAATTCAGGTGAAACTGGCAATCCAGGAGAAACTGGAAACACAGGAGCAATCGGTCCACTTGGTGTTTACTACGCGAATTACGAAGCATCTGGAAATAACATTCTGATTACTCTTTCGGATGGAACTACCTTTGACATTCAAGGAACTTTCAAGGGAGCAACCACCGCAGACAAGACAGCAGGAGCAGTCACAGGAGCAAATACTCCAGGGTATTCTGGATCCGCACTTCTCTACAATATTGTTGGTGGAACATTCAACATTCGTGGAATCTGTGCCTATGGTTCTCTTCGTGTTTCCTATGCTGGAGACGACAATGAATATATTTCAATTGATACGATCTATTGGGGATCTGATGTATTAGGCGATTACGATCCTCTTGAAATTTCTACAAATGAAGCTCTATATCTGGCAAATCCAGATCTGGTAGAAGGAGCAAATCTAGAACAATCAACTGAGAATGGTTCAAATGGATACTGTGGTGCTTTTGATTTCTTCAGCGATGAGATCATTCGTCATTTGAATGCTGGAGCAAGAATTCTCACGGTCGGTCCAGTTCGTCAGGGAGATTTTGTCGGGTATACAGGAACACCAGCAATTGGTGGTGTAGGAACCACAAGTGGAATCTATCTTGATTCAAATGCTGGTGGTCTGTTTGACATAAAGACACCAATTGGAATTGCTGGAATCACGGGAACGTTTAAGCAAGGCGAAATTGTTGCACTGACTCTCAAGATAGATTCAGATAATGTCTGGAAGTTTCCACAGAATATCTACTTTGAATCAAGTGAAAATTATCTTTCGTGTGGTAACAATATAATCGGTATCATTTCATATGATGCTGGAAATACATGGTTGGCAGTTCCTTCTCATCGTGGTCAAGGAATTAACAACACAAAAAGACAATGTATTCCTGGGTTTGCTCTTGGATCTTGTTGCTACACAAGTACCGATGGAACTTTGAATTGTTTAGACTATACAGATTCAAGAACTTGTGATCTTCTCTTTGGAACATTCAGACCAGCGACTACTTGTGAATCTTCATGCGGAGATGCCAATTCAATTTGTTGCGCGAATGGAGACTGTGTTGCTGGTGTTTCGGTGACACTCTGTCAGCAATTTGGTGGCAAGTTCTGGTCTAATGTTGATTGTGGAGATTACAATCCCACAGGAACGAACTACGTTGCAGATCCACAGGGTGAAGTTCTTACAGAGGAACAACTAAAGGCAGATGGAAGATTCTGTTATGATCATTGTCACGCAGAAGGAGACTATGCCATTTGTTGTAAAGATGGAGTATGTCTTGGAAACTATACAAGAGTTCAATGTGAATTGGTTCTTGGTGGAAAATCAATAAATGCAGCATCATGTGAAGACTTTAACTGTTGTGAATTGACAGAAGTAAAAGGTGCTTGTTGTGTATGCGCTGAAGACAGTCAGGGACAACTTGTTACCACATTCTGTCTACCCAATTTAACACCAACCGAATGTAAAAATTATACTAATAACCAATACACAAATTTAAAAACTGCATTCATGGGACCAGGAAGTGTGTGTGAAGAAGTAAGTTGTGGTTGTGTATGTGCTGAAAATCCAATCGGAGCGTGTTGCGATTATTTGAATGATCGTTGCGTAGATAACATTTTTGCTACCGACTGTGTTTATGGATTGTTTTATCCTGGAAAGAATTGCAATTGGGTTGCAACAAATGCTCCTTGTGATCGTTCTCCACCATGCAATCAATGTAATGCTGGTCCAGGTTGTCCAGTATGTCCACGTCCAGGACCATGTGATTTACCAAATCCTCCAGAATGGTGTTGCGTAGATGATTGCTGTCCAGGTGGAGGAACTGATTGTGATGCATGTAGAGAAGATCCAAGATCCTGCCTTTGTGCAGCTGACAATCCACCAGACTGGTGTACACCATGTGAAGGAGATCCTTGCTCTTGTCCAAATCCACCACCAGGATGCGAAGAAGATCCATGTAATGGTCCAAATCCACCACCAGGATGCGATGGCGATGGCGGCGGTGGCGGTGGCGGTGGCGGTGGCGGTACTGACGGTGACGATGATGATGACGGCGGTGGTGGCGGAGGTGGAGGCGGCGGCGGTGGTGGTGAGGAACCATGTACAGATTTTACGCAGAATTGCTGCTGCGTTGAATATAATTGGTGTCGTTACAATCCTAGCAATAATCAGTTGTCCCAAAATACTGTAAAAAGAGGAATATGTACAGTATCTGGAAAACCTCCAGTAAGTTGTAGCACATTCAACGTGTGTAATAATACCGAGGGATCAAATAAATTAAGAGCAACTGATATCTACAATTTAGCAGTTTGTTGTTATAGACAGAGACAACAACAAAGTGGAGGATGTTCTCAGTCACTGTATCCATGTACATGTCTAGATTGTGCCGATGTGATATCAAAACTACCAGGAGGTCAAGATCAATTTAATCAACTTTGTGCAAACATAGACGATAATGTATTCAATTCATACTTAAGAACTCATACTTGTTATCCATTAAGTGATGTTACTTTTAATTCATGCTGTCCATGCGATCAACAATCATTGTGTCAATTAAATTCATGTGCCGTTGAAGGCACAGGAACAGACGCAGCAGACAATAATCCAGATAATTGCGTATCTTCTGGAGAACAACCACCTGGATATGGATCTGGTGGTGGTGGATTTGTAATTGATTATGGTTCATGTATAACAAATTCTCAAGGAGAATCTGTATGTTCAATAGAACAATACGATCCATGTAAGGAATCTTGTGTTGGATTTAGTGATCCTTGTATATGGAATGAGTGTCAACAACTTGGCATACCCGCAGAAATATGCCCATCGTTTAAAGTCATAGGTTGCGGAATTTCTAACTTCTTACCAGACGAATCCACGAATCAAACATTGCTTAACGTTAAAATTGTCCTAAATAATGAGGAAGTGTGTATTCCTATTCTCTGTGATACTGGTTGCGATGAATACGAACTTTGCGAAGAGTCATAAATGTCATCAATTCAATTCAGATCAAGAATTAAACCAGCAATCAACTATACACCAAAGTTAAATGATTTTGGTGTATGTTGTAGTGATGACGGAACATATAGCAATAAAGTATTCATAGAATGCTTCAATGAAGGTGGTCATTTTCTTCCAATAGATCCAAATACAATTCCAGATAATGCCACTCCTTGCCCTATCATAGATTCCGAATTGGGATGCTGTTGTTCATGTGCGTATGTTACTCCAGGAGAATTATCTTCTGTTCCCAATTATAATGACACTGGTAATCCAAATTATCCATACTTGGCATCTGGAGTGAGATCAAATGTTTCTCGTTGCGAGTGTGAAAGAAAAGGTGGCAAATGGACTGCTGGTGCTTGTCCAGATTTGACATCTGACAATTGGCAAAATCTGTGTCTAAGAACTATAGAAGGAACAAATGTAGACGTTCGTACTCCAAGAAGATGCTGCCATCTAGGATATGATTCCGATACTGGTTGGCCAGTTGGGTTAACTTGCTCTGATGTGTGTACCGCATACGATTGTTCATTGTTAAGCACTGACGCATACCCTTCAATTTTTGGTGGTGTGGGAGAAAAATGTACAGATACTTCATGTGCTCAACATTTGACAATGTCCATTCTGGCAACAAAAACAGAACTCTACGAAGGATTTGATATTGGTTCTTGCTATACACTTGAAGATAACGATGGAGTTCTTGAGTATGAGTGCGCGCTTTCTCCAAAGGCACTTTGCGATGGATATTGGGTAAAGGAACTTGATCAGGAAAATCCATATTGTACTTCTACTCACCAACCATCAGATCCAGTTTCATTGAACGGAGCATATGATGTTCAACGAATGTCACTTGCCAGTTTCAATGCTCTTGGAGTCACAACAGGTGACGAATTCCAAGGTGGTATATACATTGGAATATTCAAACCATCACCTCTCAATTCTCGTAGCAGTGACGTATATGGAAATTTAAATTTCGGTGAACCAAAACTTGGAAGATTTACTGCCGATTCCATCGGTGGAACAGACAAGCAATGGGCATTGATCGTGGATGAAACTGCTTATTCCGTTCCTTTCTTGTTGGAAAAGGAAACAGACGATTATTTCAACACCTCCCTCTGGGATGGTTACTACAATACCTATGGAAATAATACTACATTCCTCGGTATACAGACAGCACTTACAAATACTGTCAGATATAGAAATAGAAAAGGATTTATAGATTATTATCTTCCATCCATATATGAACTTTACTTCTACTCTGCGTACCTCTATAATAAAGGAGTAACGACTAGAGGGAATTTAATTTCATCTTCTGTATATAACAGCAAATACATCAACCCATCGACTTCTAAATCCAAGATATATAATAGTGGACATGTCTATGGTCAGTTGATCAATTCAGAATATGCCGTCAACTACAAGACAGCACTCTTCAATAAGAGAAATAAAGAAACAGTTTACTTCTTCCGTCGTATTATTTTAACATAAGGATTTTGCTATGGGATGTGGATGTAATAAAAACAAGAATAAAAATAATGAACAACCAAAGAACGAAAATCAATCAGTAGAGTTTCGTAAGGCAGAACCAATCAAGAAAGAAGGCGCGATCAAGGAAAAGATGACCATGATGCAAAGTTTTGCATCTGCCATTTCTTCGCGTGGTTTTAATAATGAAAAGGTCACAAAACCAATCAAACAACTTCGCGTTCTTTCTTGTTTCGGAAATCAAGACAAGGGTGGAGTTCTTCCTCCATGCGAACATCTGAAACAATCTTCAACCCCAGGTAAATTCTTTTGTGGGGGTTGTGGATGTGGCGACCGTAAAGGAACCTGGTTGCTCGCAGATGGTGAAGAATATAGCAAGTTGGATTACCCTCGTCTGGCATGTCCGTTGAAGATGCCAGGGTTTACCAACTACGAAAAGTCCAAACCAGACGAAGCAGAACCACCAATTACTCGTAGATATTATATTGAACAAATGCCGTATAAGGAAATGGAGAAGATCAAAGTGACAACGCACGAACCTCCAATTCAACCAGAGAAACCAGCAGAAAATACGGATTCCAAATAATATAAAAAACTCTCCTTATAAATAAAGTAAGGAGAGTTTTTATATGGCAACACCAGACTCAAGAAGATCACTCATAGAACTTTGTCTTCGCAACCTGGGACATCCTGTGGTTCAAGTCAATGTTGATTATGAGCAATGTGAAGATCGTCTTGATGAAGCACTTCAATATTTTGCCGAAAGACATTTTGACGGTGTTCAGAAGGTATATTTCAAGTATCTGTTGACTCAGACTGATATTGATCGTGGATATATTGATATAAATGATATTGATCCACCAACTGGAGATCTTAACGATTCCCCATCTGGTAAGGATATATTGTCGGTTGTCAAAGTATTCAGATTCGGTACGTTGACTGGTGTCAATATGTTTGATGTTCGCTACCAGTTGGCACTCACCGATTATTTCGGAATCAACAGAGGTCTTAACGGAAGTCAAAGCACACCCGTTGCTGGTTATGAAGTAACCATGCAGTATATCAGTCTTCTTGAGCAATTCTTCAGTCCAGAGAAGTCGGTTCGTTTTAGCAAAGTAACTGACAGAATCTACGTTGACGCATTGGATCAAGATATTCCAGCAGGATATTATCTAGTAATTGAAGCATACGCAATGCTTGATCCAGATGTATATACCAAGATCTACAATGACCGTCTATTGAAGAAGTATCTCACCGCTCTCATCAAGAGACAATGGGGAGCAAACATGCTCAAGTATGACGGAGTTCAACTTCCAGGTGGTATCACATTCAAGGGTCAACAGATCTACGATCAGGCAGTACAAGAAATACAACTGGTAGAGCAGGAACTTTCAATGGCATACGAGTTGCCAATTGATTTCATGATAGGATAACAAATGGCAGTAAACCCATATTTCAAAGATTATAAAGGTGAACAAGATCTATTGAATGATCTCACCATAGAAACAATCAAGACTATGGGTCGTGATATGATCTATATTCCCAGAGAATACCTGAACAGGGATATTATCTTTGGTGAGGATCCAATTTCAGAATTCAAGTACGCATATACGATTGAAATGTATATTGAGAACATACTTGAGTTCGGTGGTCAGATGAATATCGTAAATAAGTTCGGTATCAACATTACCGACAGAGTTACACTTAAGGTTTCAAAGACAAGATTTGAAGAAGAAGTATCAAGAAAGCAACCAGCAATTCGAACTCCAAGAGAAGGCGATTTGCTTTACTTTCCATTGAATAAGAACATGTTTGAGATAAACTATGTTGAAGATAAGATTCCATTCTTCCAGTTTGGAACACTCAACACATATACACTAACATGCGAACTCTTCACATATTCGTTTGAAGATATTGAAACTGGAGTCAGTGACATTGACGAAATTCAGACCAAGAGAAAATACAACATGATTTCTCTTTCTCTTTCTGGTGCTCCTATCACTGGATTGAATATTCTCAAAAGAGGAGATACCGTATTCCAGGTTTCTGGAGTCACGGGTGCTGGTGCAATATACGGAGATTCCACTGCCGAAGGTGTCATTGTTGAATATACTGGAAACACCACATATATCAAGGGAGTCTCTGGAACCTTTGTTACTGGTCCATCTGGAACAGAATCCATCAAGTCTGTCGAGAGTGGAGCAGAATACTACCTTCTCGACTACCAAGAAACAAATATCAATCTCTCAATTGATCCAATATCTGGTGTCAGCGAAATTGAGAATGATTACTACGCGGAGAAGGCAGACAGTGAACTTAATTTTAGCGCAGATAATCCATTCTCGGAGGCATGTGACTAATGTTTAACGTAAATAAATCATTTTACAATCAGTCCATACGAAAAATTGTCATTGCCTTCGGATCTCTTTTTGATTCTGTATATGTCACTCGTTATGAAGCAGATGGAAGCGAAAAGGAAAAGATTCGTGTACCATTGGCATATGGCAGTAAGGAAAAATTCGCACTCAGACTGACTCAAGAGAACAGTCTTTCAAAGAATTCAAGAGTTCAAATCGTGCTTCCAAAGATGGGATTTGAGATCACCACAATGATGTACGATCCCACAAGAAAAATTAATCGTCTTGTTGAAAGATCACAGGTCGTAGACGGTGTATACAAATCGGCACATTCCGAAGCACCATATAATATTAATTTTTCTCTATTCGCCTTTACGCGCAATATGGACGATATGCTTCAGATCATTGAGCAGATCGTACCTTACTTTACACCAGAGTACACGGTCACGATGAAAATGAATGATCTTCATCAATCAGTGGATGTACCTTTCATTCTGAACAATGTCAACTTGGCAGAGAATTACGAAGGAACATTTGACAATCGTAGAACTCTAATTTCTACTTTTGACTTTACTGCCAAGACATTTATATACCCACAAATTTGCGGATCTTCTGGTGGCATTATTGAAAGATCCGATGTTAATTTCTATGGATACGGGACTACGGGTTCTGTTGAATATGGTTATTATGTAGACGATGTTGGATATACTGGAGATGTTATAACTGGTGATATTACCGAAGTCTTAGGAGATTGGCCCCCATCATGAAAAATTCCGATGAAAAACTTTCCGAAATTCTTGATATTGAAGTTTCAAAAAAAGAACCAATTGAAATTGTCAAAGCAGAAGATACTGTCAAGAAAGTAAAGATCAAGAGAAGAGATCAAGTTCGTCAGGACTTTGATTCTGCTCGTAAGAATATGAAAGATCTGATATCAAGTGGATTTGAAGCACTTGATGGGATCATGCGTGTTGCCGAAGCAGGAGACTCTCCCCGTGCTTACGAAGTTGCATCCATACTCATCAAGACCGTGAGTGAACTTAATACGGATCTGATGAATATGCACAAGACTACTGCTGACGCACTAGGAACTAATAAGGTCGTCCAGAAGACCACAAATAATTCTATTTTTGTCGGATCTACAAAAGATCTACAAAATATTATCAATCAGTCAAGAAGTCAAACTAAAGTTATAGACCATGAGGATTCAGAGTGACAGCAAAAAAAGATGGATATCTTGGTAATCCCAATTTAAAACCAGTAGGCATACAGCAACAATTTACTCCCGAACAAGTACAGGAGTATATTAAGTGTGCCAATGATCCTGTCTACTTTGTTGAAAAGTATGTACGCATCGTTGCTGTAGATAAAGGTCTTGTTCCTTTTGAGATGTATGACTTTCAGAAGGAACTCATAGAGATACTACATGATAATCGCTTCGTTATTGGTAAACTTCCACGTCAGGTAGGAAAGACTACAACCGTAGGTGCTTATCTACTTCACTATGTTCTTTTCAATCAAAATATGAACGTTGGTATTTTGGCAAACAAACAATCTACCGCAATTGAAATTCTAGGAAGATTGAAGATGGCATATGAATATCTGCCAAAATGGTTACAACAAGGAATAATTGAATGGAATAAGGGATCAATCATACTAGAGAATGGATCCCGCGTTTTGGCAGCAGCAACATCATCTTCTGCGATTCGTGGATTCTCCTTCAACTGTATTCTTCTTGACGAGTTTGCTCACATTCCAACACAGATTGCCGAAGAGTTCTTCACCTCTGTATATCCAACCATTACCTCGGGTCAATCTACCAAGATGTTTATCATTTCAACTCCAAACGGGTTGAATATGTTTTACTATTACTGGAAGGGAGCAATCAACAACCAAAACGGATACAAGGCATTCGAGGTCCATTGGAGTCAGGTTCCGCAATATCCAGGTGGTCCTTTAAGAGACGAGAAGTGGAAGAATGATATGATCTCCAAGACTTCTGAGAAGCAGTTTGCTCAGGAGATGGAGTGTGACTTCTTGGGCAGTTCCAATACTCTCATATCGGCAGAGAAACTGCACACTCTGGTATATTCAAAACCAATGATTCGGTCAAAGGACGGAATGAACGTTTATGAAGAACCCAAGAGAAAAAATGATGAAGAGGAAAAGTCTCAGGATCATATTTACTTCATAACTGCTGACGTTGCGGAAGGGCAGGGCAAGGACTACACCGCAATGTCTGTGATTGACGTTACTCAGTTTCCATATAGAGTCGTTGCGACATATAGAAATAATACGGTATCTCCTCTTCTCTTTGCTTCCGTATTGAGGACGGTTGCCAAAAAATATAATAACGCATATGTGTTGATTGAAGTCAATAGCATAGGAATGGAAGTTGCCAATATTCTTCATACCGATCTTGAATATGAAAATATTGTCAAGACCGCGATGATGGGTCGCAAGGGTCAGATCATTACCGAAGGGTTTGGACCTGTAAAGAAAGTACAGATGGGTGTCAAGACATCGGTCATGACTAAGAAGATTGGATGTCAGGTTCTAAAAAACCTGATTGAAGAGGACAAACTCATCGTAGAGGATGCGGATACCATTTCTGAATTCACGACCTTTATATCAAAGAAGCAAAGTTTTGAAGCAGAGGACGGACACAACGACGATCTGGTTATGTGTCTTGTATTGTTTGCGTGGGCAACAAGACAGCAATACTTTAAAAATCTCACCGATATGGATGTTCGTCTGGCAATGTATCAAAACGAGATTGAGAAAATTGAAGACGATATGTTACCATTTGGATACTTTTCGGATGGGTTTTCTGAAGATATAGAACAAGAGCAGGACGAATGGTCAGAAGGTTCTGATGAAAAATGGTTAATAAAAGAAAAAAAAGATATAAGAAACCCTCTATGGATTTCTCGTATGAGGAATGATGGTCTTTTCTAAAATATCGAAAAAAATACATATACATAGCATTCATACCAAGGAGAGATAAATGGCAAGACCAAATGTAACATTTACCGTCGTAGACGAATCTTTAGTGGTTCCAGTAGGCGAAGCAGAATCAACCACAATTGGTGGTTGTTATAATCCAACAATTGCTTTGAAAGTCCTGGCAGGATCCACTGCTGAAAGAGATCAGGGGTATATCTTCGTACCAAATCAATCAGACTGGTACGCAAGACTCACCAACGCAGTCATTAACAACGCAGGAGGAGCAGCAGCAGCGGCAGCAATTAACGTCGGCGCATGTGCTGCATCATATGTCAATGGCACATATAGTGGCGCTGGCATTTCGGCAGAATTTGCCGACGAGTGGTGGCCAATCAACAACTTCCTTCAATACGGAGCACCTTGCTACGTTGGATGGGGATCGTCATCAGTCACTGATACCTTCAGTTTACTTGGATACGATGTAGTATTCCAAGGAGGAACAGCAGGAGTTTCTGGTTCTAACTATGCGTCGGCAGTCACAAGTATCGTAACAGATCGCGCAGCAGGATCAGAACCTGTGTTTGGTATTCTTAATGTTGGTTCTACAACAGAAGCAATTTCAGAAGCAAATGTTGCTAATTTAATTGGATACAACCTAGCAGCTTCAGCAGATGAAAACATTGCCGCAGTGTATGGAGAAAAAGTTCATCTTGATCTCACTGGTTCAACCTATATTACGACTCCTCTCGCAGCAGACGTTGCTGGTTGCATTGCCAGAACTGACCGTGAAGCATATCCATGGTTCTCACCAGCAGGACCAAGAAGAGGAAGAATTCTCAACGCAGTCAGACTCAACGACAATCTTAATGAAACAGAACAAGACATTCTTTACGATGACGGAATCAATCCAGTAGTAACTTTCCGTGGAGATGGAACCATTCTTTTCGGAGACAAGACCAGTGGTTCTCCAACGAGTACTCTTTCAAGAATCAACGTTGTCAGACTGTTCCACTACATCAAGAAGGCACTCGCACCAGTTGCTCGTTCAATTCTCTTTGAACAAAACGATTCTGTAACTCGTTCAAGATTTAAGATTGCTGCTGAAGGATTCCTTGATCGTATCGTTGGTCAAAGAGGAATTACCGAATACAGAGTAATTTGCGATTCAACCAATAACACACCAGAAATTGTTGAGGCAAATTACTTCGTAGCAGATATTCTAGTCAAACCAATCACTTCTATTAATTATGTCAAGATTACACTTACGAATAAGGATCTATCAGATACCATCTGATACATAAGAATAGGAGAATAAATAAATGGGTAATACCTTAAATAATTTTAGAAATGGTTTTAAAGGTGTACGACCAAACAGATTTTTAGTTGAAGCTGCATTTCCTAACACAATCAGTCCAGCACCAGATAATTCAAAGAGTTGGATCTACATTAAGGCAGCAGATCTTCCAGGATCCACAATCGGAACGATTCCAGTCGCATGGATGGGTCGTGTTGTCAAGTTTTCTGGCGAAAGAATGTATGCTGACTGGGCGATCAATTGCTATGAATCCAATGTTCCTGCTGATGATTTAAGAGATGCATTTGAACGTTGGATGGAAGAAATGGATGGAAGAAATGATCATACAATTGATTATAATTTAACAGAAGATTGGATAGTCAGATGGTCGGATATTGTACCTGGCACTAGTGTCAGCGCACCAGCTAACGAATCTCAAGATGCTGCATATTTCAATAAATCAGTCAGACTTAAGAATTGCTTCCCAACAGATGTTGGATCAGTCACCCTTAACTATGATTTGTCAGACTCGTTTTCAGAATTTACAGTAACAATGGCATACGATTACTGGGAATTTATAGACTAAGTAAGGAACATAAATGTCGTGGACTGATTATTTTGGGTTTTCCTTTGGGAAAGCAAAGGACGATAAGGAATTCATTGGAGGATTAACTGGAGACAGTTCCTCCAATGCTTCCTTTGTCGCTCCAGAAAATTATGATGGAACTCAAGTCATAGAATCAGGAGGATTTATGTCCTCCGTTTATGACTTTGGTGGATCGTTTCTTGATGAAAATTCTCTTATCAAGCAATATCGTAGCATGTCTCTCTATCCAGAGGTTGACATGGCAATTGAAGATATTGTTACTCAGGCAATATGCTTTGACAATCAGAATTCTGCTGTCAAACTAAATCTTGATAATGTTGATCTTTCAGACAATGTTAAGGCAAAACTTCAAATCGAATTCAACAATATTCTTAAATTGCTAGACTTTTCTAGCAGAGGATACGATATCTTTAGGCGCTGGTATGTAGATGGAAGAGTCTACTACCAGTTAATTATTGATACTGATCATCCAGAAAAAGGAATACAAGAAATTCGGGCAATTGATCCAATTAAGATTCGTAAGATTCGTAAGGTTCAAAAGCAAGTCAAGCGTGTAAACAATACAGCAATTCCTATTGTCAGTAAAGTAGATGAATACTTTGTCTTTACAGATTTTGAGGCAAGCAACATACCAACCACAAGTTCTGCTGGTGTTAAGATTGCTCCAGACTCAATCACATATTGTCACTCTGGATATCTTGATCAGACCACAAAGAGAGTCGTAGGACATTTACACAAGGCAATTCGTCCACTCAACATGTTGCGTCAGACAGAAGACGCAATGGTCGTATACCGCATTGCCCGTGCTCCAGAACGAAGAGTATTCTACGTTGACGTTGGAAATCTTCCAAAGAACAAAGCAGAAGAATACATGAAGTCACTCATGAATCGTTATCGTAATAAACTCACATACGATTCATCAAGTGGAGAAATTAAAGACCAGAGAAACCATTTCTCCATGCTTGAAGATTACTGGTTGCCTCGTAGAGAGGGTGGAAGAGGAACTGAGATTCAAACACTTCCAGGTGGTCAAGGACTCAGCGAAATGGAAGACGTTGAATATTTACTCCGTAAGGTATACAGAGCACTTAATGTTCCACTTACACGAATGGAAGTTCAGACTGGATTCAATCTAGGCAGAAGCAGTGAAATAACCAGAGACGAAGTGAAGTTCTACAAGTTCATTGAAAGACTTCAGAATAAGTTCTCTTTTATGTTCCTGGACATGCTCAAGAAGCAGTCAATTCTAAAAGGAATCTTGACTCCTGATGACTGGAAAGATCATTATCAGGACATGAAGATTGTCTATAGCAAAGATTCATATTTCAACGATCTAAAAGAGAACGAGATTCTTGCCGAACGAATCAACATGCTTAACACGATTGGTCAATATACTGGAATGTTCTTCTCTGCCAAGTATGTGAGAAAGAATATTCTTAAGCAGTCTGAAGAAGAAATTGCTCGTATGGATGAAGAAATGGAAGTGGATCGTCAGAAACAAATACAGCAGCAAATAGAAATGCAGCAATTGGGTCTGGTAGACGAACAAGGACAACCACCTCAATAAATCTTATATATAAGTTTAGGAGATAAAAATGTCAAATAGTAGAGAAATTTTAAACGCACTTATACAAGAAGACATCGTTTCTGCCAAGAAACTTATTAACGAATCGCTTTTTTCCAAATTGGGAAATGCTCTTGAAGACAAATTAGCAGATTATGGTCCTTCTCTTTTTAACGAAGGCAAATCCAAGAAAGGTTCTAAACCAGATTTTCTAGATTTGGATAAAGATGGTAATAAAAAAGAACCAATGAAAAAGGCAGCAAAGGAAGTAAAAGAAGACATAGAAATCACAGATGACATGCTTCTTGAAGAATTCCAAAACGAAATTGTTCAGATTGTTCAAGAGATTCAAGAAGAAACTGGCGAAGAATTAACCGAAGAAGAAATTCAAGAAATTGCCCAAGAATATCTTTCTATTCTAGAAGATACGTCAGAAGACGAATAATAATTTAGGAACCATCATGAAACTAATCACAGAAACAATTGAAGACGTTAAAACCATCGTTGAATCTAATGAAGCTGGTGGTAAGAATTACTTCATCACTGGTGTCATGATGGAAGCTGGTGTTGTCAATCGTAATAAGAGAATGTATAATGAAAGCATTCTTAAAAAAGAATGTCAAAGATATATCAAAGAATATGTCAATAAAAATAGAGCACTTGGCGAATTAAACCATCCATCTGGTCCTACTGTTAATCTTGATCGCGTTTGTCATATGGTTGTAAATCTAAATGAGAGTGGCAATCAGATCATAGGAAAGGCAAAGGTTCTTGATACTCCAATGGGTAAGATTGTAAAATCTCTCATTGACGAAGGAGCACAACTTGGAGTTTCTTCCAGAGGCATGGGATCACTGAAAGCTCAAGGTGGAGTAAATATTGTACAAGAAGACTTTACTCTTGCAGCAATTGATATAGTCGCAGATCCTTCAGCACCAAACGCATTTGTCAATGGCATTCTTGAGGGTAAGGAATGGATATGGGAGAATGGACTTCTAGTTGAAAAGCAAATTGCAACATATGAAAAACAATTAAAAAGAACTCCAAAAAGAAAACTAGAAGAAAATGCTCTAAAGTTATTTAAAGACTTCTTGGGAAGACTATGAATATTCTAAAAGAATCAGTTCAAAATAATTCGGAAGTTGCTTCTCTCATCAGAAGCAATATTCCATTTATTGCTCAGATGATTAGTGAGCAACAATTAGGAACTGGTGGTAGAATTGCCAGATTCGCACAAGAAATTGGTAATAGAGTAGTTCAAGGAGCAGCAAACCTTTCCCAGAAAGCTCTTGAGAGAAAAACTGCTTATCAACAACATGTTAGTGGTAGATGGGAACTTAACAAAACTGCCGAAAAATTAGGAATGGATCCTGGAAAATTGCAAAATGTCAGAGATGATTTTGCTCGTCTCGGAGGTCAGGCCCCAAAACATCCTGGACCTGGTGCTAGCAGTGCGGATGTGGCAAAATTCCAATCAGATTCGGAAACATACAGACTTGGAAAATCTCTTCATGATAGGACTAGATCTGAAAGAGCAAAGGATCCAAATTACGCAAGAAGTGTTTTTACATTAAAGACACAAGATGCTAGAAATCGTGAACAACTAGCAGGAAGAAATCCAAACTGGACCGCTAGTGGTAGTCCAATACGATTACGAAAAATTGGACTTGGTGGATTGTATAAAGCGGCACAAGATACAGAAAAAGATGCAAAAACCACAGCAGATGCTCTTCGCAGAAACAGGCAAGACGATGTCGTAAGACACCGAGCAGCAGGAAGAAACGTTATAAGAGCACGGGGTGGAGATCCAGATTCATTTTTGAATAGACTCAGAATAGGACTACTTAGACCAAGAATTTAAGTGAAATTATAAATAATTCTAAATAGTTTTTAGAACATTAAATGGAGAAAAATAATGCCAGATAATAACCCATATGCAGAATATTCGTCACCAGCACTTTACGACGACGGAACAGGTCGTGGTGCTGTAATCAATCCTCCTCTTGCTGATCCAAATGTTGCTATGGGAAATATGCAAACATTATCACCAGCGCAACTTCTCAAGAAGGCAAAGAAAAATCAACAAGTCCAAGAAGAAGGAGTTGATTACTTAGAGGCACTTTTTGATGGAGAAGATCTCAGCGAAGATTTCAAAGAAAAGGCAAAGACCATCTTTGAAGCAGCAATCAACGAAAGAGTAACTTTCCTTGAGTCTCATATTCTTGAAGCAGCAAAAGAAATAATTGAAGAACAGCAACAAGCAGCAAAGGAAGTAGTTCTAGAATCACAACAGGCAGCAAAGGAAGTAGTTCTTGAATCAACTGCTGGAACTTCAGAAGCACTTATTGAGCAAGTTGATAACTACCTTAATTATGTAATTTCTGAGTGGATGACAGAGAATAAGGTTGCCGTCGAGAGAGGTCTTCGCACTGAAATCGCAGAAAACTTCATTCACGGACTCAAGGATCTATTTGAATCTTCATTCATTGATGTCCCACATGAAAAGTATGATGTTCTTGATGATCTTTATGATGCCAACGAAGAACTTCAAGAGAGTGTAAATGATCTTATTCGTCAGAATGTTGCACTTAAGAATGAAGTAAATGCTCACCTCTGTGCAGAAGCATTCATGCAACAAGCACAAGGTCTTGCTGACACTCAAGTCGAGAAACTTGCTAAACTAGCAGAAGGCATTGAGTTTGAAAGTCCAGAGCAATATTCGGAAAAAGTAGCACTTCTTCGCGAATCATACTTTGGAAATGGCAAGACTCAATCTAGAGGTGCTTCAAGACAGGCAATGCTCACCGAAGATACCGATGGATCGTTTGTCGGAACTTCAGACTCTACGGATCCAATGATGGAATCTGTAGTCAATACTCTTTCGCTTCTTCAGAAGAATAAACCAATGATTCAGAAAGCAGTTCCAGAGCAAAATCAAAAATTGGCATCATTAATTAATCCAAACATTGTCAAGGACAATTTCATCTGAAATATTAAATTTAATAAATAAAAAGGAATACAGGAGAGAAAACACATGTCAGTAGATTTTAACAACACAACCCCATATGATTCACTCGTAGAGAAGTGGTCCCCAGTACTTGAGCACGGCGATCTTCCAAGCATTGGCGATCTTCACAAGAAGCGCGTAACCGCAGTTCTTCTTGAGAACCAAGTCAAGGCAATGAAAGAAGAGAGAGCAGGAAATCTCTTTGAAGATACCATGGGCCCAATCGGTGTCGGTGGCAACTTCATCACTGGTCAAGTCGGTTTAGCAGGTAACTTTGCTGGTTACGATCCAGTTCTTATCTCACTCGTTCGTCGCGCAATGCCAAACGTCGTAGCATACGACATCGCAGGCGTTCAACCAATGAGTGCTCCAACTGGTCTTATCTTTGCAATGCGCGCTCGTTACGGAAACGACAACAATGGTTACACTCAAGGTGACGAAGCACTCTTTGACGAACCATGGGCAAAAGTTTCTGGTGCTTCTGGTGCAACCAGACTTGGTGGCGCAGGCGGAACTCTTTCGTATGCAGACCTTCTTTCTGGTCACACTCTTGGTACATTCACTGGTCTTTATACTGAAGGTGAAACATATCTTGAATCGCGTCCAGACACCTTTACTTCATTCCGCGGTATGCTTACCTCGACTGCTGAAACTCTCGGCAAGAACTCATCGTCAGGTGACTTCCGTGAGATGGCATTCAGCATTGAAAGAGTCGCAGTACAAGCAAGATCACGCGCTCTCAAGGCAGAATACACCACAGAACTTGCACAAGACCTTCGCGCAGTTCACGGTCTTGACGCAGAGGCAGAACTCGCCAACATCCTTTCGGTTGAAATCATGAACGAAATCAACCGCGAAATTCTTCGCGCAATGTATTACGTTGCTAAGACTGGTGCAGTCAACCGCGACCTCGCTGGTTACTCAGCAGCAGGCAATGGTGGTATCTACGACCTTCTCGCAGACTCAGACGGTCGTTGGTCAGCAGAACGTTATCGCGGACTTATGTTCCAAATTGAACGCGAAGCAAACCAAATTGCTAAGGATACTCGTAGAGGAAAGGGTAACTTCATCGTTTGCTCCGCAGACGTTGCAAGTGCTCTCGCAATGGGTGGATTCCTTAACCTCTCGCCAGCACTCAACGTTGACATGCAAGTTGACGACACTGGTAACGTATTCGCAGGTGTTCTCAACAACAAGTTCAAGGTCTACATTGACCCATTTGTTGCCAACAACATCAACTTCATCACCGTTGGTTACAAGGGAACCTCGCCATACGACGCAGGATTCTTCTACTGCCCATACGTTCCTCTACAAATGGTCCGTGCAGTTGGTCAAGACACCTTCCAACCAAAGATTGGTTTCAAGACTCGTTACGGTCTTGTCGCCAATCCATTCGCAGGTGGTCGTGAGTCAACCTTCAGCAACCTCAACACCAGTGATGGTCTTGAGGCATCAACCAACGCATACTACCGTCTCTTCGCAGTCAAGAACCTCCACGGCAATGCCGCTGGCGTAACTTGGTGATAAGTAGACAATAGTCATCAGAGAACCCACGGGGAAACCCGTGGGTTTTTCTTTATAAATACTCTATATGCCAAACAATAGCGAACAAATTATTTCAGGAAATGTGCCAAGTAATATTCTTCGCGATATGCCTGGAGATTTTCTATTTGAGAATGAATTTCAACCAGCAACACACAATGTTCTTACTGGCAATAAGTTTAGATTTGTATTAACAAGATGCCCAACCGTCACATACTTCTGTCAAAGAGCAAACATTCCTTCTCTATCATTTGGTGTGTCTCAAAATTCAAACCCTACTGGTATTGTCTCTCGTAGACCTGGAACTTCATATGTTTACGAGGATCTTCAAATTGGATTTGCCGTAGACGAAGAAATGAAGAACTGGTTGGAAATATACAACTGGATGCAGGATCTCGGTATCGGATATAAGACTTCATATGAAGTTCTCAATGAACCACAAAAGGTCGCCAGTGCGTATATTCTTGTCATGAATAGCAATTACAGACCACAAATGGCAATTAAATTTAGAAATGTATTTCCCACATTTTTGAGTGGAATTGATTTTGACTCTTCGGCAGTAGATTCTGAAACAGTGATTGCCACTTCTACATTTGCATATACTCACTATGAAGTAGAAGTATTTGAAAACACCCCCTGATTTGGTATACTCTTTATTATGAATATTCAACAAATTAAAGCACAAGCAGAACTTGATACCGCAATTGACATCAATCATTTAGACGACGAATCTTCAAAGATTCCTCAACTTCACAACAAATATCTCTGTATGTTGATGGATGAGAAGTTGATTCTTGAAAGATACGAATCAGAACTCAAAGTTCTTCGTCGCGACAAGTGGTTGTACTATTCTGGCAAAATGTCAGAAGAAGAATTAAGAGAAAAGGGATGGGAACCCTTTGATCTGGCAATTCTCAAGAACGAACTTGATCGCTTTATTGAAAGTGACTCAAGTGTCATCAATCTTTCAAATAAAGTATTTCTTCAGAAGGAGAAGGTGAACTATATTGAATCAGTTGCCAAGATCATTTCCAATAAGATTTGGAATATAAGATCTTCAATTGAATGGATCAAGTTCACTCAAGGACTATGATTCGTATAAAGACCATAGATTCCGTCTACATTGAGATTGATTGTGAAAAAGGAATCGCAAAAGAATTAAGTTCCTTCTTCACATTTCGTGTTCCGAACTCTCAATATAATCCTGCGTTTCGCAAGAAGCGATGGGATGGAAAGATTCGTCTTTTTAATATTCTGACGAATAAGATATATGCTGGTCTTTTACCATATGTTCTGTCATTTGCCAAGGACCGTGGGTATAAGGTAGAGTACGAAGACGGTCTACACCCCTCAGAAGACCCCGTAGAATTCCCTACAGTCCATTCTAACGGTCAGGTCATTCAACCGCACGACTACCAGATAGACGCGGTAAAGCACGCCATATCAAAGCGTAGAACTCTCCTGATCTCTCCAACGGGAAGTGGTAAGAGTTTGATCATCTATTTTTGCATTTTAGAACTCATGAAGAGAACCGACAAAAAGATTTTGGTGGTTGTACCAACGACAGGTCTGGTTACTCAGATGTGTTCGGACTTTATAGACTACGCAAATGACAAGAAGTTTGCTAAGAACATTCACTTGATCTATGGTGGTCAGGAAAAGCAGACAAATGCTCGTATCATTATTTCCACATGGCAAAGTCTTCACACTCTTCCCGAATCTTTTTTTGAACAGTTTGATGCGATCATTGGAGACGAATCCCATTTATTCAAAGCAAAGTCATTGACAAAAATCATGACAAGATTGAAGCAATGTGAATATCGTATCGGAACCACGGGAACTCTTGACGGAACTCAGGTTCATCAGTTGGTTCTCGAAGGACTATTTGGAACACTCTATCGGGTCACACACACCAAAGAACTAATTGACCGTGAAGTATTGGCACAACTAAATATTAATTGTCTGATACTCAAATATCCTGAATCTGATGTCTCGCAGATCAAGAGAGCAAAGTATCAAGAAGAAATAGAATGGTTGGTTCTTAATGATAAGAGGAACAATTTTATATGTAATCTTGCTAACCATATTCCTGGCAACGTCCTTGTCTTGTTTAATTTTGTGGAAAAGCACGGAGTCCCACTTTTCCAACAATTGTCAAAAGACAAAAAGAAAGAAGTATTCTTTATTTCTGGTAAGACGGATGTGGAAGATCGTGAACAGATACGCAAGATCGTGGACAAGCATGATAACAGTGTACTTGTCGCATCTTATGGAACGTGTAGTACAGGCATCAATATCAAGAACATTCATGCGATTATATTTGCCTCACCTTCAAAGTCTGTCGTGCGTGTTCTTCAATCAATAGGTCGAGGACTTCGTAAGTCAGATACCAAGGACAAAGTAACTCTTTTTGATATAGGAGATGATCTTAGTTGGAAGTCTTATCGTAATCATGCTCTTCGTCATCTGGATGAGAGAACTACCATATATACTAATGAGCAGTTCACATTCAAGAAGACTAAAATCAATCTAGGAGATTCGCTGAATGAACATCAAGATTCTTAAACTTCGTAGTGGTGAAGAAATTGCATGTCAAGTTCTGGAAGAAGGCAACGAGAATATCAAGATTTTTCAACCAATGCTGTTCAAAACTTCTTCTACATATGATCCAATGGGACGCATGGTTGATGTAACAAGTCTACACGATTGGTTGATGAATACAGATAATAAAGAAGCAGTACTTCCATCAAATCACGTTGCACTCATGAGTGAACCAAATAAATCAACAGTTGAACTTTATAAAATTGAAAGCAATCGTGAGTTTTCAGAGAACTCAAGAAGCGTATCAATCAAAGAGACTGAAGACATCAGCATGAAAGCACCAAGTGCAGAAGATTTTGGTACATTTATTGACGAACTTATTCAAGACATCAATAAAGCATCTGCCGAAATGGAAGAACTAGAACAAATGTCAGAAGAAGATTATCCAAAACCAAAGAGAAAGAAGAGAAGAAACAAAAAATCTAAGTCCTCTTATCTTCCACCTGACATGGTAGACGAATCAGAATTGGATCGTCATATGATTATGATGCAACTCTATATTCCTGCTGAAGCAATCATGAATATGATTACATCGGGAATGTTAGATCCCCAGACTCTTTTAGATATGGTTGATGAAGTGAAAAAGCGAAACCGCTTTACTGGAGACGAAAAGAAGCGTGAAGACTTCGGTACTAAGTATACTGATTGGAATCCAGATCCTAACTCAGATGACTATAAGTAATAGAGTACTTGATAGCTCTAGATCTTCTTCATTCCCACACAAAGATTATACAGATACTTCCAAGAACCTGTCAAGCCCTAATTACATTTTCACTTGAAAAATGTCAAGATCTCTTGACATTCGTGAACAAAGTGATATGATGTGTCCTATGAATGAAAACGACGAAAAAGAAATTGAAGACGAAGTCAAGACTTTAAGACATTACATTGATAATGAAAAGTTTTGCAAGTCAATGACCGAATGGAAAAAGAAGGTCAATAAGGCAGAAGCAGTCGGTGAAAAACGACCACCAGTGACAAATTACATTGCTGAGAGTTTTTTAAAGATTGCCGAACATCTTTCACATCGTCCCAACTTTATCAACTATCCCTTTAGGGAGGATATGATTGGAGACGGTGTAGAAAATTGTCTTCTTTATGCTCATAATTTTGATCCTGCAAAATCAAGTAATCCGTTTTCGTATTTTACGCAGATCATATATTATGCCTTTCTGCGACGAATTGAAAAAGAAAAGAAACAGGCATTTATAAAATATAAGTGTCTACAGATGGCAGATATGGATGGCAAATTTACAAACTGGTTGAAGAAAAATACAGATGGTAGTTACTCTGAATTTATTCAGAAAACATTTTCTCTAACAGAAAGCGATCTTGAGAAGATGGAACCAAAGGAAAAGAAGAAAAGAAAACGAAGAAGGAAGAAAAAGTGAAAATAGCATTTTTATGTGATACCCATTTCGGGGTTCGTAATGATTCACCGTTTTTCCTGGAAAACGCAATTGAATTCTTTGAGCAACAATTCTTTCCATACTTAGAAGAGAATAAAATCACCGAAGTTGTACACTTGGGTGATTTTTTTGATCGTAGAAAGTATGTAAACTTCAATACTCTTTCACAAGTAAGAAAAAGAATACTCAACGTGTTCAAGGAAAAGAAGATCAATCTTCACATAACTATCGGAAATCATGATACTTATTATCGCAATTCAAATGATTTAAATTCATTGAATGAATTGATTTCCGATAGTTATCCTACAATCAGCATATACGAGAAACCGACTTCTTTGAAGTTTGGTGATTTTTGTTTTGGAATCATACCTTGGGTAGTCAAGGAAAACGAGCAGGAGGTTGTAGACTATCTTCGCTCATGTCCATGCAGAATGATCGGTGGGCATTTTGAGATTGTAGGATTTCAGGTAATTCCTGGTGTCAAGCATCATGGTGGATTTAATGTTTCCGAATTCAAGAGATTTGATCGTGTTCTTTCTGGACATTTTCACATCAGACAGAGTGAAGGAAATATTCATTACCTTGGGACACAGTATCAGTTGAATTTTTCAGACGTGAATGTTAAGAAAGGATTTCACATATATGACACTGAAATGGACGAAATGCTCTATGTTGAAAACGCAAACAATATGTTTTATGCTTTCGTTTACGACGACTCTACCAAAGAAGATCTCAAGAATATGGGAGAATTTGTCTCTGAAACAAAACTAAAGAACTGCTTTATTCGTCTAATCGTAAGAAAGAAAACAAAGCAAAAGATTTTTGACAAGTTTATTGATGCTCTTTGGGAAAAAGGAATTCAAAGTCTGGCAGTAATTGAAGAACAACTTGAGAAGTCCGAAGGTGTTGACTTTGAAGAAACAGAAGATACAATGAGTATTATTTCTCGCGAAATAGACGGAATTGAAAGAGATATTGATAAAGTAAAACTCAAGACAATCATTCGTGATTTGTATATGGAAAGTCTTAAAATATGATTTACTTTGAAAAAGTTAGATTTAAAAACTTTGGTTCGTTTGGAAAGAACATGACAGAGATCGTGTTGGATAAGAACAACACTACTCTGATTCATGGAAACAATGGATCTGGTAAGTCTTTTGCTTTTCTTGATTCAATCACATATGCTCTATTTGGCAAACCTTTTCGTAAGATCAACATTCCCCAGTTAGTCAATTCAATCAACGAAAAGGGTTGCCTTGTAGAGATTGAGTTTCGTCGCGGATCTGACAAATTCTTGGTTCGCAGAGGACAGGGACCAAGAATTTTTGAGATTTATAGAAATGGTGACTTGGTCAACCAAGATGCAAAGAGTCTTGATTATCAGCAAGTTCTAGAAGATCAAATATTGAAGATGAACTACAAGACATTCACGCAAGTCGTGATACTTGGAAGTTCGTCCTTTGTTCCATTCATGCAACTGAGTGCTGCTGACCGCAGATCAGTGATTGAAAATATTCTTGATATTAATATTTTTAGTACGATGAATGTTGTTCTTAAGGGAAAGATTCTTTCTTTCAAGGAAACATACAAAGATATTAATACAAAACTTGAAATTGAAAAGTCAAAGATCGGAGTTCAAAAGAGTTATATTGAAAATCTTGAAAGAAAGAACAATGAAGACAATTCCGAGAAGGAAGCAAGAATTCAAGAACTTGAAGAAAAGATAAAAAGCATTGAACACGAACTCGTAGTAAAGGGAGCATCTATTGATGAGAATAATTTTGAGTCTGCTGTAAATCATATTCTTGAAAAGAAAAACAAGATTAAAGAATACAACAGAAAGAAAGCAGAACTTGAAGTCAAAAAAGAACAAAAGGAAAAAGACATCAAGTTCTTTCGAGAGAATCAAGTTTGTCCTACATGCTCACAGTCAATTTCAGAGGAGATGAAAAAGAACAAGATCATCTCTACAAACATTGAGATATCCGATATGAACTCTGGAATCGATTTCGCAAATGAGCACATCGAAGAGGTAGAGAATATCATTCGGGATATTGAAACCAACCTTGAACATCTGAGGAAGAATATTCAAGAGGCAAATGTCAAGCGAAACGAAGCAGAAGCATATCAAAGAGAGATTGAAAGAATAAGAAAAACAATCAATACTTCTTCTCTGGTTGGTGACATTTCTTCCGAAAAAGATAAACTCTCACACCTTGAAGGTGGACTTGAGAAGTTGGAAGACGAGAGATCTGAAATTTCAAGTGAAATCATGTATCATGAGTTGGCATCGGAACTCTTGAAGGATGGTGGAGTTAAGACCAAGATTATCAAGTATTATCTTCCACATATGAATAAGCACATCAACAAGTTCCTTTCTGCTATGGATTTCTTTGTTCAATTCAATCTAGATGAAGAATTCAATGAGCAGATCAAGTCAAGATATCGCGATGAATTCAGTTATATGAACTTCAGCGAAGGCGAAAAGATGCGTATAGATCTGGCACTAGTACTCGCATGGAGAGAGATTGCCAGACTTAAGAACAGTATTAGTTGTAATCTTCTAATATTAGATGAGGTTTTTGATTCGTCTCTTGATGGTGTTGGTATGGATGAACTGATGAAACTTCTTAAGATGGTCAGTAATAATGCCAATGTGTATGTCATCAGTCACAAGTCTGATCAATTAGTTGATAAATTTTCAAATGTTGTGTATTTTGAGAAGAAGAATAATTTCAGTAAGATGATAAATAACTGATATGAATGCTTCTGATAAAGTAAATTTTCGTGGCAAGTATCGTCAGTATGATGTTGACGGAAATCCATTTCTTTATAGAATAGGGGATACCGTAGAGTATAATGGCGAAAAATATGTTGCCATAAAACCTACCCAGAATAAAATTCCAGGAACAATTGAGGGTAATAATTACTGGCGCTCTTTAGGTGGCGACAGTGCGTATTATATTCAAGAGCGTACCCCTGTAAATACAGATATTGGAGATCGTTGGTATAAACCCACAGACGGTGCAGAATATACTTTTGTAAAAGAAGGGAATAATAGTTTTTGGGTTGAACTGTAACTTTTAGTATGGTACAATGGAGCAAACATGAGAAACGATGACAAGCATAAGTACGAGAAACCAAAACCACAAAAGAATTTAAAGTCAGTCTCCAAGAAGGAGAAAAATTCAGAAAGAGTAAAGTCCAAGCACCAACTTAAGGAATATTGGCAAAGTGGTTTTGAGAATGACGATTTTGAAGATGAATTCATGAGGTGAATATTATGAGTCAAGTGACCTTTTCAAAGAATACCCTAGCAATCCTAAAAAACTTTTCAAACCTAAATTCAAATCTTTTGGTCAATCCTGGTAATGTAATTAAGACCATTACGCCTTCAAAGGCAGGAATGGCAGTCGCAACCGTGGATGAAACATTTGATGTTGAATTTGGCATCTGGGATCTTAACAAGTTTCTTGGTGTAGTCAGTCTTTTCAATAATCCGACTTTTGATTTCGGTGAGAAGAGTGTCCGCATTAAGAACGGTGGAGATTCTGTAGTCAACTACTTTTACTCAGAACCAAAGTTGCTGTCGTTCCCAACCAAGGATGTCATCATGCCAGAGATTTCGGTGAGTATTACTCTTACCGAAAAGCAGTTCTCTGAACTCCAGAAGGCAGCATCTGTCATGCAACTTCCAGACCTTTCGTTTGTTCGCGAACGAAATGGCAAGATCTTTGCCAAGGTTTCTGATCTGTCAGATCCAACTACGAATAGTTACAAGGTCGTTGTTGGTGATGCGGAAGAAGCACCCCCGTTTGAATTCAACTTCAAGATGGACAACATCAAGATCCTTCCTGGAGATTACACAGTCAACTTTGCAAAGAACATCGTCGGTGAGTTTGTTCATAAGTCAATCTCACTGAAGTACTGGTTTGCCATGGAAGCAAACACTTCAACCTATGGGGGTTAAATGAAACCTGAAAATTTTCTGTGGGTAGAGAAGTATCGTCCCCAGACCATAGAAGAGTGTGTTCTCCCCGTGTCGCTGAAGTCAACCTTCAGCGACATGGTTGCTAAGGGAGAACCACAAAACCTTCTATTCTCTGGATCTGCGGGAGTGGGCAAGACTACCGTTGCCAAGGCACTCTGTAATGAGATGGGTTGTGATTGGATTATCATCAACTGCTCAGAGGAAGGAAACATTGACACACTGCGAACCAAGATTCGTCAGTTTGCCAGTACTGTATCTCTGACGGGTGATGTGAAGAAGGTAGTCATCCTAGACGAGTTTGACTACTCAAATGCCAACAGCATTCAACCCGCCCTTCGTGGTGCGATTGAGGAGTTCTCAAACAACTGTAGATTTGTTCTAACATGCAATTACAAGTCTCGTATCATTGAACCGATTCATTCGCGATGCACTTGTATTGACTTCTCGCTTCCAAATTCTGAGAAACCGAAGATTGCTGCTCAGATGATGGAGCGATGTTCCTATATTCTGGGTAAGGAAGGTATCACATTTGACAAGAAGGTGCTTGGTCAATTGATCATGAAGCACTTTCCCGACATGCGTCGTATTCTGAATGAACTTCAGAGGTATTCGGTGTCGGGTAAGATTGACATTGGTATCCTTTCATCCGTTCAGGATGCTGAGATCAACAGTCTGATGAAGGCATTGTCCAGTAAGGATTTTGCTTCAGTTCGTCGGTGGGCAGCAATCAATGCAGAGACATCTCCACAGGAGATCTACCGTAAAATCTACGATGCCCTTACAGACCATCTGGAGAAGCAGAGCATTCCAGAGGCAATCCTAATCCTCGCTGACTACCAGTACAAGTCGGCGTTCGTTGCTGACCAGGAGATCAATCTGGTGGCATGTCTGGTGCAACTAATGATGTCTTGTGCATTCTCATGAACCTTTCGGATATACTTAATTCCATCAATCAGACCAAGGAAGATCTTCTCAAAGACCCCCGTCTAGAGAAGGATTATGTTCCTTTTGTAGTTAATAAGTGCTTTTCTTACTTTCCAGACACAATCTTTTATGCCAACCGTATGAATGAGGTGTCGTTTCTGGACAAGAAGATGCAGTATGATTACCTGCGGGAATCCATCTCCAAGCGAAAGAGATTCTCCAAGTGGATTAAATCTGAAGAGAATGCCGACATAGAGGTTATCAAGGAGGTCTATGGGTATTCAGACACACGCGCAAGAGAGGTATTGGATTTGGTTCCTATGGAAACCCTGCGCCAGATGACCCAAAGAGGGGGTCAAAAACGTTAAAAATATAAATATCTTTCGTAATAATGGAGATATTATGGAAGATATTTTTGAAGGTGTAGGTGTAGAAGTCCGCCTAAACAAAGAAGAAGACTTCTTGAAAGTCAAAGAAACGTTAACCCGAATTGGGGTATCATCAAAGACTGAAAATAAACTGTATCAATCGTGTCATATTCTTCACAAGAGAGGTCGTTATGCTATCGTACATTTTAAGGAAATGTTTATTCTTGATGGGTTGGATTCGGATATGTCTGACGACGACATCGGCAGAAGAAACACCATCGTCAAACTTCTCATCGAATGGGGACTCGTTGAAGCAGTAGATTCGCAGTCATATGCTTCTCCTCAATTGTCGCTTGCCAGACTAAAAATCATTCCTCACAAAGACAAAAAGAATTGGCAATTGATTCCAAAGTACCACATTGGAAAGTGATACATAGTAATGGAGATTCTATACTATGTTACCAAAATTCCAAGCGATTGGTGCTCCCTTTGATATACAGCACTCCTCTTGCTCTGATTTAAAACCAAAAACATTTGAATGGACGACAGATGATTGTCCAGTAAAGGTTTTCATTGATCGTGGTATACTTTCGGGTATACCTTATGATAAGAAACCTGGAGAAAAGAAAATAGCATGGGTATGCGAATCCCGTGCTATTTTTCATGTCATGTCATGTCCACGGGATGTGTGGGAAAGTCAATTCAACAATATTTGCGACTCATACGATCTGCTCTTTACATCTGAGAAATCGTGGGTGGGCAAGCACCCAAATGTAAGATATTGCCCAGCAGGATCAAATCTTCCATGGACGAAGAATCAGCAGATCTTCTTCAAGACAAGATCTCTTTCAATGGTCGCATCGCCCAAGACCTTTGTCTTTGGTCACAATCTAAGGCATAACGTTGCTCGTATCTACAGAGACTCCTTAGACCTCTTCGGTGGTGCTCATGGGTCTAATCGTATTGGCAAGACCACATGGGATAAGGAAGAGGCACTGAACGACTATCGTTTTCAGATTGTAGTCGAGAACGATAAGTACGAAACATACTATACTGAAAAACTTACAGACTGCTTTGCCACTGGAACTATCCCGATTTACTGGGGAGCACCAGACATCGGTGATGTGTTTAACAAGGATGGAATTATAGAATTAACTCCATCATTTAATCCAAAAGACTTGACAATAGATCTTTATCAATCTAAAATGGATGCTGTTCGTGATAACTTTGAAAGGGTTCAAAGGTTAGAGAACGCAGACGACACATTATACAGGTTAATTTATGAAGACTGAAATCGTTTCCTTTTATTGCGACATAGACAATCGCACTTACTATAGCGATCATGCAGCACGGTTGCGTATTAATTGCAATGAGAATAATATACCCCACGACATCAAGAAGATGAAATCGCGTGGTGAGTATCGTTTAAATTGTCTGGCAAAACCAAAGTTTCTTCTCAAGACATTGGAGCATAAGAAGAAACCATTCGTCTGGTTGGACGTAGATTCACTCATTCATGCCGAGTTGAAGGTATTTGATGATTTGCAAGATAAATGTGACATGGCATTTGCCTATGATGGAATGCCACCACATGTGAAACCCACCACACCGAAGGCATCGCCAATCTATATCAACTACACACCAATTGCCATTGAATTCTTGAAAACATGGGTTGATGCTTGCGAAGGTCATGAAAATTCCGAAAAAGGAATTAAAGTATTTGATCATGAAATTTTGATGCACTATGTAATGCCAAAGTATCTTGGAAAGATGCGTATTGGTATGCTTGGTCAGAACTATGCCATATGGCCTGGCAATTTACCACCAGATGGAACCGTGGCAATGATAACAATTGGTGTTGCTGATGGAGAGTCAAAGGAAAAGAGTCTTCGCGAAATGGGTCTGACTGAAGAACTTGTTAATTATAATTTAGTGGGAAATAAGAAATGAAAGCAACTGTATATAATGCTGATTATTTTGGATTTGATCCAATGGAATTTGAGTTTCCATGTGAAATTCATTTCACCAGATTTGGGAACACTGCAACCTGCATTGATCACAAATATGTTACTAATTATTTACATAGACCTATTGTTGATAAGATTATTGAATTTGAAAATAAAAATTCTTTTAAAGTTTTTGTGTGTAATACAGAACCTAGTTCATCATATAATAGAGAATCTAATAAAAATATTATTTTTAATGGATATCAATATGATTTAATAATTTGCACCGAAGAAGAGGTATTATTAAATTTACCAAATGCTAAATTTTTACCATACGGTGGAACGTGGTTGAATAAAAATAAATCCAGACATAATGACAGTCTTGGAGTATTTGATGAATCGATATTAAGTGATATCACAAAACAGTATAATATATCATTTCTTACAACTTCTCATTTGGGCAAAACTGGTTATAATTTGAGATGTATGATTTGGAATAAAAAAGAATTAATAGAAAACAATACAGTTTTTTACAGCAGCACGCGATACCCCACAAATGATGGGAAATTTTCAAATACATTGCACGATGGATTGCTTCCAAATGATGATAAAATTCATTTATACAATTCAATGTTTAGCATTGCAATTGAAAGTAGTTCTGAAGTTAATTATTTTACAGAAAAATTAATAGATTGTTTATTAACAAAAACAGTTCCAATTTACTGGGGATGTCCTAATATTGGTGATTTTTTTGATATTAGAGGAATCATACAATTCGAATCATATGAAGATTTTTTAGAAAAAGTTAATTCTATAAATGAAAAAACATATGATAAAATGAAAAAATATATTGATAAAAATTATGAAAAAGCAAAAGAATATGGAAGAGATCTTTTCAGACGCATAGAAGAAGTAATAACTACTGAAAGAAATTATAAAATGAATAAAGAAGATATATTATTAACCATAGGAATATTGACACTCCCACAGAGAAAAGAAAAATTAAATAATCTTTTAAACATATTACAAAAAACTTGTCCTGTAACGTTTTCACACAGAATAGAAATTGTCATTTCCGAAGATAACAAAGAAAAATCTGTAGGCACAAAACGAAATGAAATATTAGATAAAGCAAAAGGAAAATATGTTTGCTTTATAGACGATGATGATATTGTTTCAAAATGGTATTTAAGTGAAATACTCAATGTTCTTGATACTGATTTATATGATGGTGTTGGATTTTGGGGAATATATTATGTTTCTGGAAACCCCGTTATGGAGTTTAATCATTCAAATGCCAACGGTGGGCATTTTAAGAAAGATGGAAAACAACACAGACCACTCAATCATCTAAATCCAGTAAGGACTGAATTTGCTAGGCAAATTAAATTCCCAGAGAAAAACTTTGCAGAAGATGCAGATTACTGTGATAGATTATTAGAGTCTAAACTTATTAAATCCGAATACAATTTTAATATAGACAAAGTAATGTATCATTACCTATTCGACCCCAATACAACTGAGACTCAAAAATGAAAACAATAATTTACAACGAATCCAACGCATACGATATTATATCAAGAGATATCGAATCAAATTTTAATTTATATATCAACAAATCAAAAGATGATATTAACGTGATAGCAATTGTAGGTGGATATCATTGTTGGGAAGCAGAAATTTATTTGCAATTGTATAAAAATGCTAAAATTTATATTTTTGAACCAGTTTCTGAATTTTTTGACATTATAAAACAAAAATATGGATCGAATCCAAGATGCGAACTGCACAACATTGCCATATCCAATATCGTAGGCGATATTTATTTTTACAGAACATCTTCACCTGGATCTGATTCGATTTATCCAGTTATAGAAAATAATAATAGTGGTTATTCTTTCAAGTCTGTATTTAAAATTAAAGTAAAATCTGATAAACTAGAAAATATAATAAAAGAAAATATAGATCTTCTAAGTATAGATGTTCAAGGAGCAGAACTTGAAGTGCTGAAAGGAACAAATTTAGATAACGTTTCTTCTATATTTGCGGAAGTTCAATTGTCTGAAAATAAAATCAATCAAATATATGATGGGCAATGTTTTATGGATGATTTGAAAAACTATTTAGATGATAAATTTTCTTTACATTCTATAGGACTTGATAATGAAATAAAGAATGGAACTGGAAACGCATTTTGGATTAAAAAATAATAAAATGATTGTTTATATTCGACAACCCGCAGGAATTGGTGATATTCTTTTTTTACAAAAAGCAGTAAATAAATTTGTTGAAAAAGATTATCAAGTGATCTGGCCAGTCATTGAGCATTATCAATATCTTAAAGATTATAATTCATCAGATAATATTAATTATGTTTCTATGAATGATTTGTCATGTGAGATACAAGAATTGTACAAATCAGATAATTTAATATCTAATAAAGATTATATGTATATTCCATTTGATGTTGCAAAAATTCCTGGGCGTCATTTTGATTTTATGGAGGCAAAATATAAATTAGTAAATTCTGATTTTAACAATTGGCAAAATTATATTAATTTTAAGAGATTTGCAGATAGAGAAAAAGCATGTAAAGAAAAACTTGGTTTAAATGATAATGAAAAATTTGTATTTGTTAATTCATTATTTGCATCTCCCCCCAAGATATATCAAAGAAATATTACTGTAGAAACGAATTGGAGAATCATTGAACAAACGGAAGAGCATTTACACCAGTTTAATTTTTTTGACTTAAGTTGGATTTTGGAAAATGCAGAGGAAATTCATACAGTGGAAACATCTCTGTGTTATTTGATTGAATGTTTAAATACAACTAATAAATTATTTGTATATGGGAGAGTCATTGATGGTTCACCGCAATATTCAAACTTTAATTACATCAATAAAATTTATAAAAAAGATTGGAAATATATTTCATGATTATAGAAGCATCTGTTGGAGAAGTAATTGATAAATATACTATACTTGTTATTAAATCTGAAAGGATAAAAGATGATAATAAGTTAGCAAATATAATAAAAGAAAAGAATACATTATTTTTTTCTTTAAATGAGAATGATTATTTAAATATATTTGAATCTGAAATAAAAAAATTAAAAGAAATAAATGAAAAATTGTGGGACATTGAGGATAAAATAAGAATAAAGGAATCTAAAATGGAATTTGATTATGAATTCATTGAACTTGCTCGTTCTGTTTATATATCCAACGATATTAGATTCAGTATTAAGAACAAAATTAATAAATTAAGCAATTCGACTATAAGGGAAGAAAAATCATATGCTTGATATTGTAATACAAGGTGGTATGTGGAATACCACAACATCAACAGCAAAATATTATTCGACGTTGCCATTTGTCAATAAGGTAATAATTTCAACATGGGATACAGATGATGTCGAATCAATTGATAATTCAAAAATATTTATTATTAAATCAAAAAAACCAGATTCTAGTGATTTGGGAAATATGAATTTACAGATTGTATCCTCTTTTGAAGGAATAAAAGCAACAACCAGTGAAATGGTTGTTAAAGTTCGCTCAGATCAAACAATTAATATTAATAGCATGAATATGCTTTTTAATTTTGTTAATAAAAATATCAATGACACTGAGTTGGTATATTCTGATGGAATTAAAAGAAAAGGTAATATTTTTGTAATAGGGATGAATAATCGACATCCTTTTCATCCACAAGACCATCTTTTCTGGGGATATAGGGATGATATTTATCGACTTTTTGACATTCCATTGAAACCAGAAAAAATGAAAATAGAATCAAATGATTTTAAACAATACATGAGGCCTAATATTTATCTTGGAGCAATGTATTTTAGGCAAATATATGAAGAAGTCGATTTATATCTGCAAAATTTTAAAGAATATTTGGTAGATAACTCAATTAAACCTGATGCAAGAATTTTTTCAGAAAAAGTAAGAGACAAAGTGTTTAAAGTAATTCCCAAGATCGATTTGGTCTGGACAAAATATAATTGGAATTCGTATCCATATAATTGGTATCCGAGTGAAGGTGAATATTATTATGAAGATTTATATGGACCATATGAAGATTAAATGTGTATTATTTGATCTTGATGGTGTTCTTGTGGATGCATGTGATTGGCACTACGAGGCATTGAATGCTGCTCTAGTCGGTGCAGGCTACCCTGTCATCGACAGAGAGTCGCACCTATCCACCTACAACGGTTTGCCCACGCGAGTCAAGTTGCAGATGCTTGGAGTCCCTGATGATGTTGCCACTTCCATAAATGCAAGCAAGCAGAAGCATACTCTTGACATCATACAATCATCTGCTAACATCATGCATGAGAAGATTGAACTTCATGAGTACCTGAAATCCAAGGGCATCAAGATAGCATGCGTGACGAACTCAATTGAAGAGACTGCAAGAGAGATGCTCACGGCAACGGGACAGATGCCGTACATCGACTTGCTCGTCAGCAATGAGATGGTCGCGAGGAACAAGCCCTATCCCGACTGCTACAACCATGCTATAACTACTCTTGGAGTCGAGCCAACTGCATGTGTCTGTGTGGAGGATTCACCCAAGGGAATAGAGGCGGCAGTAGGCAGTATTGCAGGACACATATGGGTTGTGACGGATACAACCAAGGTTACACTAAAGAACTACATCAACTTTGTGGAGAGTGAACGATGCAGATTTTGATTCCGATGGCGGGAGAGGGTAGCAGGTTTGCGAAGGAAGGGTATACCTTCCCAAAGCCTCTGATTGATGTCGAAGGCAAGCCCATGATTCAGCGGGTTGTTGAGAACCTCGACTTCGATGCGACATACATCTTTCTTGTTCGCAAGGAGCATATCGACAAATATGCAGGTCTGGAATCCACACTAGACCGCATCACGAATGGCAAGTACAAGATTGTGGAGGTCGATGGTCTTACTGAAGGTGCTGCATGCACGGCACTACTTGCGAAGTATCATATCAACAATGATGACGATCTTCTGATTGCCAACTCAGATCAGATCATAGAATATAGCCCAGAGAACTTCCAATACATCAAGAACTTCTCCAGCGTAGATGCCTTGGTGTTCTGCTTCCATGCGGTGCATCCTAAGTGGTCATTCGTCAAGACCAACTCGCGAGGTGTCATCACGAAGGTTGCGGAAAAGAATCCAATCTCCGATATCGCCACCTGTGGAATCTATTGGTATCGCAAAGGATCGGATTTCGTCAAGGCTGCGGAGCAGATGATCGATAAGAACATCCGCGTGAACAACGAGTTCTACATTGCCCCTGTCTACAATGAGTTGATCGGTTGGGGTGGAACTCTGATTCCGTTCTTCGTAGACAAGATGCACGGAATCGGCACACCCGAGGATCTGAATGCCTACATGAATAGGAAGGGAAGATGAAGATCATCTCGCATCGCGGAAACCTAGATGGCAGAATGCCTGATTGCGAAAACAATCCTCTCTATATCGAGGAGGCAATCGCAAGGGGATTTGATGTCGAGGTGGATGTGTGGTTTGTTGATGGAGAGTTCTTCCTTGGTCACGATGCACCAACCTATCTTGTAGATCGTAGTTGGATAACAAGTCGAACTTCCCTTTGGTGTCATGTGAAAAATACAGAAGCAATGGAAAAACTTCTATTGTGGGGAGATGTAAACTGCTTCTGGCATCAGACTGACAAGATGACCTTGACTAGCAATGGTACTCCTTGGATGTATCCTGGAAACTATAGCAGTTTGGGTGTGACTGTTGAGTTGGGAAAGCCTAGTAAGATTCCCAATGTATGGGGTGTCTGTACCGATCATCCTTTATTATGGAGGAATAGTTTATGAAAATTGCTATATGTTTATCTGGTATAGATAGGTGCTTTGACGAAACTTCATCATTTTTAGTAGAAAATGTCATAAAACCACTAAATGCGGATGTGTTTATCCACACATGGAAATCAGATTCATTAACTGATAGATTTATTGAAAATAAAAATAATGAAAAATTATATTCTAGGTTAGCAAAAAAATATGAAATAGAAAATTTCAATTCTGATTGGAATTTTTTGAAATGCACAAAAAAAGCAAACATTGTCCCAATGTATTATAGTATATACAAGAGTTTTTCTCTTGTCCCTGACGATTATGATATAATTATTAGAAGTAGATTTGATTCTCTTTATATAAATAAATTTGTTTTACCAAAAATAATACCTAATAATGTGCATATTAGATTAAATGGATGGAACAAAAACACATATGCGCCTAGAAATAATTTTATTTTAGAAGGTTATAATTTACCTTTTGTTGCTGATAATTTTGCTATTGGTGACTATAATTCAATGAAAGAATATTCATCAGTATATCTCGGTCTAAATAGTTACATACGAACTATGATTCCAGAGTGTTGTTTGGCAGAACAATTACATTATAAGAATATATCATATCAATGGTTTGATGAGTTAAAATATATGTCATTGATATCGATACACAATAATGTTTTGACATTTGAAAGTGATTATGAGGAAAAGCAACATATTTTTATCAACAGAGGATTATAATGAAATTTAATGAAAAACATGGTATTTCTATACCGAGGCATAGTTTTGATGTTTCTATAGATTGTGAGTCTATGCGGCAAGTAAATACTAGAATTTTGGGGGGTGGAGCTTCTCAAAATTTTGCTGCATTTAAATTGCTAGAAAATTACATTGCACATGAAAAACCAGAATATGTGGTGGAAATAGGATCTCAGAAGGGTGGATTGTCTATATACCTTGGCACGATTGCATGCGTGACTGAGCAATTTATATTTCATACATTTGATATTACTAAATCAGATTGGAATAATAGAGAACATGAAGGTGCTGGGCATTGGTTTGAAAAAATGGAATCAATCTGTCCATTTTGTAAATCATTTGAGTCTGATATATTCTCAGAATTTTCTTATAATGTCATTTCTGAGAATATTAAAAAATATAAAACTTTAATTATATGTGATGGGGGAAATAAAGCTAAAGAAGTTTATATGTATTCTTCTTTACTTAAGAGTGGTGATATGATGATGGCGCATGATTTTGGTCATGAAATTTTTGATCATGATATTGATTACAATGTTTTACAACCACACGAACCTTTCAATCAAAGGTTTATAGAGAACAAAACATTGTTTAAAGTATTTACTAAAAAATAAAGGATATTTAATATGAAAAAGATACTTGTACTTGGTGGTGGTGGATTTATTGGTTCTCATCTTGTAAAGCGATTCAAGAGAGAAGGTCATTGGGTAAGAGTAGTTGATCTCAAATACCCAGATTTTTCAAAGTCTCCAGCAGATGATTTTATTATTGGAGATTTAAGATCACAGCAAGTTTGTGATAAAGCTTTCAATATTCAATTTGACGAAGTATATCAATTAGCAGCAGATATGGGTGGTGCTGGGTATATCTTTACTGGAGAGCACGATGCTGACATCATGCACAATTCTGCACTCATTAATTTGAATGTTGTGGAACGATGTCACAAAACTAAAGTAGGAAAAGTTTTCTACTCATCTTCGGCATGTATGTATCCAGCATACAACCAAGAAGATCCAGAAAATCCAAAGTGTTCGGAAGACTCCGCTTATCCAGCAGCACCAGACAGTGAATATGGGTGGGAGAAACTTTTCAGTGAAAGACTTTACCTCGCATATGCGCGCAATCATGGGTTAAATGTTCGTGTTGCTCGTTATCATAATATCTTTGGTCCAGAAGGCACATGGCAGGGTGGTAAGGAGAAAGCTCCTGCTGCACTCTGTCGTAAAGTTGCACAAGCAGAAAATGGTACTGGCATTGATGTCTGGGGAGATGGACAACAGACTCGTTCCTTCCTTTATATTGATGAATGTGTAGAGGCAACTTGTCGCTTGATGGAATCTGATTTTACAGGACCAGTAAATATCGGTTCAGAGGAAATGATCAAGATCAACGATCTTGCTCAGATGGTCATTGATGTATCTGGTAAGAATCTTTCGGTGAATAATATTTCTGGACCTGTTGGGGTTAGAGGAAGAAATTCTGATAATAAACTTTATACTGAGAAAGTCGGATGGGAACCTACTCAATCTCTTCGTGTTGGCATTGAGAAGACTTATGAGTGGATTGATGTTCAATTAAATGGTCTACCATCACTGAGCACTGCGGATCTAGACATGAGGGATAGATTTAATGTCTGAATTTGTATCCTATAGTCAATATGAAGAAGATAAAATATTAAAAGATATTCTTGGTGATGATGGATATTTTTTAGAGATAGGTGCATATCATCCTACTATTTTTTCAAATACTCGTTTTTTAGTTGAAAGAAATTGGTCTGGATGTTATGTGGAAGGATCACCTTCTGCTATGTCTAGATTTATTGATGAATATAAAGATAATGATAAAATAACTTTAATTGATTCTTTGTTTGGAGATAAATCTGGTGTTACTTTATTTTATGACAGCATTGGTGATGGGATATCATCTACAGATGCAAACCATATTGAAAAATGGAAGAATGGATCTGGATGTAAATTTAAAAAAATATTTGCTCCAGTAATTGATAAAAATATTCTTTATCAATTACTTCCATCAAATATCGATTTTGTGAATATAGATGTTGAAGGACAATCTGCTAATTTTTCTACATTATTGGATTACAATAAACTCAATACTAAAGTTATTTGCATTGAACATGACAATCAACAACAACGATTACAAGAACATTTTTCTTCTATCGGTTATTATACTCATTTTCATAATCATACAAATATCATCTTTGCAAAGGCAAGATTGTGAAAACTCAATTAAAATTTGGTGAACAAATATGGATAACTGTATATTTGAATGGTGAAGTCCATTCATCATTGTGTATAAATAAAAAGGATATATCGCATATTAAAAATAGATTTATAAAAGATATATCACAATGTGGAAAAGTGAAATTTAAATTAACAAAGAGAGAACCTTTTTATGGATGGTAAACCAAAGATTGCCCTGTGCATGATCGTTAAAAATGAATCGCATATCATTGAACAATGTCTCAACTCTATTCACAAGTATATTGACTACTGGGTTATTTCCGATACGGGTTCCACTGATGGAACGCAGGAAATCATCCAGAACTTCTTCAAGGAAAAAGGAATTCCAGGAGAACTTCACCAAGACGAGTGGAAGAATTTCGGACACAACCGAACACTTGCACTGCGTCATTGCGATGGAAAGGCACAATATGCGTGGATGATTGACGCAGACGACGTTGTGGAGGGAGCAATTCAATTCCCACCAGAGATGGATGCCGATGGGTATGTCGTCAGAATGGGAAGACCAGAATTCTCATGGTGGAGAACACAAGTATTTAAGACTGGAGTTGGTTGGGAATATAAGGGTGTACTTCACGAATACCCACATTGCTCTGGTGTAGAGAAACCAAAACTTGTAAAGATTGAAGTTCCTAACTACACAATCAACGCAAGAACACTTGGTGCTCGTAATGTTGGAATCACTGCGATTGAAAAGTATACCCGAGATGCCGAAGTTCTCGTAGAAGCACTCAAGGACGAACCAGAGAATACTCGTTACCAATTCTACTTGGCACAGTCGTACTTTGATTCTCAGCAATACGATAAGGCAATTGAAGCATATCAGAAGAGAGTGGACATGGGAGGATGGGCAGAAGAAGTCTATTATTCCAAGTATCGCATTGCCGTATGCAAAGCAACTCTTGCACACCCAGTGGGAGAAATTATTACTGCGTTCCTTGATGCATACAATTATCGTCCAATTCGCGCAGAACCACTTGTTCATATTGCTCAAATTCTGAGACAACTTGAAAATAAACCAGCAGCAGCATTTGTCTTTGCTCGTCAGGCAGCAGAAATTCCATTCCCTCCTGGTGAGATTCTATTCGTTCCAGACTTTATCTACAAGTTCGCAGCACTGGACGAAGTGGGTGCTACAGCACATGCCGCAGGAAAACCAGAAATCGGGTATCTGGCATGTAAGAAATTACTAGAGGAAAATCGCATTCCACAGGAACATATGGAACGAGTGATCAATAATTTCAATCAATATACCAAAATACTTCAACAGATTGGAGAGGAACGAAAGAAGTTCATGGAATCACAACCAAAGACAAATCTTCCCCAAGAAGCACCAAAAAAGGTCAATACTCGCAAGCAGAAGAAAAAGGTGAAGGCCAAGTAATATAAATAATATTGCATGGCATTCCCGAGATCACCTTCTTTATCCGATACGCATACAATAGACCAGTCCACTTGGAGGTGGACTGGTTATGCATGGAAACGATATATTGGTTCATCGGTTTCTTCTTGGAATGGTCTAACTGGTGATGTCAAATATACCCCGCAAAGCTTTAGTGGCATCCTTTATGGGGGTATTCTAAGTGCCACAGTCGGTGGAACTACATTTAGTGTCTCTGCTGGTATAGGTCAAATTGTAGATTATAGTGCATCTATAAATGGCATTACTGCTGATACAACATATGTCACATGGGATGCTTACAATAATGTTGCCATCACGGATCTTGGAACAAGCGATTTTACAAGAGTCTACATCGACACCAACGGAGATTTGATACAACAAACAGCAGAGTTCACCCATGAGGATTACAACGATAAGATAATTATCGGAACGATCAGTCATATAGATCAGGCAACAATCGCTCTTGTCACTAATAAGCAATTCACTCCATATCAAATTCCACACAAGGTTTATGAACTATACGATACATTAGGACCAATCAAGAAGTCTGGATTGATCGTCAGTCCAAACGGAACAAATCTCTCCCTCAATCGTTCTGCTGGTGATGCTCTTGTCATAGGTGGACATTATCCAACAGATCAGTTTGAACCTGATGATGTTGATATTGCGGAAAAGATTTCTACAAGCTTCGCAAGAATATATCGTGATGGATCTGGGGATTGGATATACGATACTAACAGTCTTTCGTTTTACAGCGTTGTTGATCCTTCCAAATATGATGATGGCACGGGAACTCTTGCCACAGTAAACAACAATCAATATACAATTCAACGAATGTATATGTTTCCAAATCTTCCTGATGTCATAATGACATACTACGGAAGAGTTATCTATAATTCATATTCCGATGCATTGGCTGGGGTTCAGGATGAAATCTTTACGGAAGCACCAATCACTGCCCTGAATGCAGTCTTTCTTGGACATCTTATTGTTCGCGGAGGAGCAGCAGATCTCAGCAGCACAAGTGATGCGAAAATCCTTCAATCTGGATTTTGTCGTCTTGTTGGTGGTGGAGGTGGCGGTGGGGGAGGTGCAGCTGCATTAGGCGATCTTACAGATGTTACTCTTTCTGGAGTCACTGCTGCTGATATTCTTTATTATAGTGGAGTCGAATGGATCAATAAACCTTTCAGCGATATACCAATTGATGGGGGAATTTATTGATGGCGAATGAAACTACAATAACAGTGACACAACAGGGAATGGCAACAACGATTGTTGCCACAGCACCTGGTGTCGCACTCCCTGGATCACAAGGTATTCAAGGAGTTACTGGACCAACAGGACCGACAGGACCAACTGGTGCTTCAAATTTATATGAGCTTTTAGATGTCTCTTTGGATCCAGAATTTGATTATCTTGACGGTAGAATTTTAGTATTCAGAAATTCTGCTGGTAAATGGATAGCAGAGGATAATACTAATTTTTTCCTTCCACCAAATGATGGTCCAACAGGTCCAACGGGTCCAACTGGTCCTATCGGTCCAACGGGTCCAACTGGTCCCACTGGTGAACAAGGTATTCAAGGTCCACAGGGAGATCCTGGATTACAAGGACCAAAGGGAATACAAGGTGATATTGGACCAACAGGACCAACTGGTGCTACAGGAGCTACAGGCGAACAAGGAATTCAAGGTCCAACTGGTGCTACTGGAGAACAAGGAATTCAAGGTCCAACTGGTGCTACTGGAGAACAAGGAATTCAAGGTCCAACTGGTGCTACTGGAGAACAAGG